CCATCTTCGTATTTACGATAGCCATTTTGTCCAAGATTTTGCGCACTAATTTGCGCAGATTTTGTTCCGAGAGAACTTAGTAAAGTTTTCTCTGCATCAGTCATGAATTTTCTTGTAGTACTTTCTTCAATCATTGATGCTGGATGAGAAGCCGGATGAGAGTAATTATTAGCTCCGGAGGCTATTCCACTAAGTTTTGTACGTTCTGCATCCGTCATAAAACGATGAGTCGAATCTTCTTCAACGTCCGTAGCTGTATGTTTATGCGAACTTGCAGCATAACTACCCTTGGGTTGGTATGCTGAATCGTGGTTGTGATTTCCTGCCGCCTTACTATTCCAAGTAGATCTTTCCGAATCTGTGACAAATCTATGTGTAGAATCGTCCGTAATGTCAGTTGCTGCATGTTTATGAGAAGACGGTGCATAGCTACCTTTAGGTTGATATACTGAATCGTGATTATGGTTTCCCGCAGCTTTACTGTTCCAAGTGCTTTTTTCTGCATCAGTAACAAAGCGGTGAGTACTATCCGGAGTAATATCCGTTGCTTCGTGTTTATGCGAACTCGCTGCATAACTTCCTGCTGGCTGATAGACCCCTGTATGAGTATGATTCGACGGGGACGCACCAACCTCGGAAGCTGTATAAGATGGTTTACTTGCAGCTTTCGCCCATGCAGGCACATCGCTTGCTGGCATAGAAGTTGGAAAATCACTTATTTCAGACTTCTTATGAGTATGCGCTTTAGGTGTACGTGCGTCACTTAGTCGACTATCATTTCCTTGGCAAACAGTTCCGGAAGTTGTGCCAAAGTTCTTATTGAAAGCTGTATTTTTTGAGAATACAGGTTCGTATATTCCTGCATGGTTATGTGTATCCAAAGCTGCTTTCAAAACCTTCCCTTGTTCGGCAGAAAGGACCTTACCAGTACCACCACTTGTTAGGTTGTTGACAATATCGGAAACGTTGATTTTCTTCCCTAACTCTGTTGCCATGGTAGCGGCGAAGTTCGGATCATTATTAAGGGCATTAGCCAATTCAATAAGCGTGTCGAGGGCTTCCGGTGCTCCAGCTACAAGTGCATCCACTGCATCTTTTACTTTAGCATCAACTCCAGAAACTGCGTTATTGGCGGCCTGTGCTGCCGCATTTGCGCTATCTGTGGCAGCTTTAGCAAGAGCTGTTTGCGCTACTGATGCGTTTTTGGCTGTATTAGCATCATCAGTAGCTTTTTTCGCTAAAGCTGTTTGGGCTTCCGATACAACTTTGGCAGCGTTAGCCTCTTCTGTTGCTTGTTGGGTTTCTTCTTTGGCAGCATTAATACTTATAATTGCTGCGTTAGCGTCATTAGTAGCTTTCTTTGCAAGAGCAGTCTGTTCAACTGATGCGTTTTTGGCAGCATTTGCATCATTCGTAGCTTTTTTTACAAGTTCTAGTTGTGCGGTAGCATCTCCTGTAGCAGATGTCATTTCTTGTATAATACCGCTATACTCTGACTTACGTTGGGATTCGGCTTCTACACGTTCTGTTTCAGCAGAGACACGCCTAGTCTCATTTGAGGAACGAGTATCTTCTGCAGCTTTGCGGGTATCTTCATTTTGCTTTCTTTTATTTTCTTCGGATACCCGGGCTGTCTCCGCTGATTTACGGTCTGTTTCAGCGGACTTTCTTTTGTTTTCTTCTGATACTCGGGCTGTCTCCGCTGATTTACGGTCTGTTTCAGCAGATACGCGTTCAGATTCGACAGTAACGCGATTATCTTCGGCTGTCACACGTGCAGTTTCATTCGTTTCTCTCGTGGATTCGGCTTCTTTTCGTTCATCTTCGGCTGTTACGCGATCTGTTTCAGCTGTAGAACGTGTTGTTTCAGCCGCTTTTCGTTTGTCTTCTTCCTTCACACGTTCCGATTCTGCAGAAGAACGTCCTGTTTCAGCGGTCTTACGTGCATCTTCATTACTTTTACGTGCTTGTTCATCTGACACTCGTTTATTTTCTGTTTCAACGCGGCTAAGTTCTGCAGATACACGTTGCCCTTCAGCGGTCGCACGAGCTGCTTCCTCTGCTTTACGGGTATTCTCATTTATGATACGTACTGATTCTGCAGCTGACCGGGCTTGTTCTTCATTTGAACGATTTCTTTCAGCATCGATACGAGTAGCTTCATTGCGTTGTCGAGTATCTTCATTCGCTTCTATTTGGGTTCGGGAATCATCGGCCGCCTTTGCTGCGTCATTGGCCTTCTTTGTTGCTGCAACTACGTCATCATAGGCTTTCTTTATGAATTCAAGACTAACTTTTACACTTGTTTGTACGCCATTCACCATTTTAACGCCAATAGTGTACAATCCTACCATGCTATCAGCAAGCGTTAATTCGCTGATTTTTTTCTTTTTAATTGGCATAATTTTTTAAGTCAATATAAAATATTCCATCTTCTGTTATGATAAATTCTCCTGCTTCGGATGCAAGCAGGAAGTCTGTTTCTCCAATCCGGAAACTAGTAAATACAAGTTTCAAGGTAAATTCCCACCATACCCCATTATTAAGAAGAAAATTGTTTGTCTGGCAACTCTTATAATAGCAAGGATAGCTTTCACTCCACTCATCACAATAAAATATACGTTCAGCATCAGAATACTCATATCCTTCATCATCGACCTTAGCAGACAGTTTTGTGAGATCATAGAGTAGGGCATTGCGATTACGCCAGAACGCTTCAATCGTCCCGGCCCGCATCAGGCATTTGAGAGATACTTCTTTGGTTTGGAATTTCACAACTTCACCATCGTAGATTGCTCCGTCTTGACGCTTGAAATTCTGTAATAGGTTCTTTTTTACTGCCGGAGTTTTCAATATCTCGGCATTACTACCTTGCAATACGACTACGCCATAATCGGATAAGTCTTTGTCATCAATCTCGTAACCTTTAGGCATTGAAAGCTCATTTACGGGCTCCTGGTATTCGTAATCGACTTCTCGGGGGAAGTCGTTACTAAAAATAAATTTAGCAACTTCAAGGCCCGGATTAATAACATAGCTGCTTTGGGAAGACAGACGTAACTTATAACTCCTGTCGATTAAGGGAAAGTAAAATTCATGATAGCTCAAGTCAGAAAGTATATCAATGAGTCCACCAATACCCAAACTGCCTATATATGCAAACTCAATGCTTACTTCAGCCGTATTAAGAGTTGGTGTAGTCAGATCAAACTCCTTCCCGTCTTCTTCCGGCCAGTCGTTTTTGTCCGGCTCTTTCATAGCTGGAAATGCTACAAGATTATTGTAACTTCCCCTTGTAACACATATACCCAAGCTGGTATATGCATCTGTTCTGTCTATTAGTAATTGCCCTTTCATCGCTTAAGTGTTATCCCTTTAGTGTTAAGTGAATCAATTCCTAATTTCATAGAATACATGAATTGTCTAATATCAACAAGATTTGCTGTATACCCTTCAATGTTAGAAAGATGGGCTACGATTATATCATGTCCTCTAACCATGTCGCTCATGTTCTTGTCCATGCTGGTAAGGAATGATAGTTTTTCGGCAATCTTCGCTGTATCCGACTGGATGACTTTCACACTACTGTTGATTTCGTAGGTATGTCCCTGAATGACTGTAAAACGTCCGTTAAGTTCATCAACAGAATCTTGTGAAGCCGTTGCAACACCCTTCTTTGAAGCTTCACGTGATGATTCAGAACCAGAGCTACCTACTATTTTCTCCCAAGCTTCGCGGTCTGATAATGCACCGTTTACAATGTTATCCCATTTCGTTTTTAAATCATTGACATCATCTGTTGTTATACCTCCTTCCTTATCATTTGCCTTGGCAAAATCCTTATACCAGTTTTCTAACTCTGTTTCATAGTTTTTGGCAAACATTGAAGTAAAAATCGCTTTTCTCATGTATTCTTCGAAATTATCAGCAAAGTCCTGAGAAGAAGCATCCATATCCATAAGAGTATTTACAAAACTATCAAATAGGCTATCAAAAGAAGTCTGGGTTAGTTGTTCATTGATAGATTTAATGATTTCATTTTCGGTATCCCCATACTCAATAATATCATCCAAATACCCCCTGAAATCACCATCCATTTTTGACCATAACCCAGAATAATTGGTTTTTATCCATTCCAACTGTTCTGCTGACATATCAAGCATACTCCACATGCTACTGAAGTCAACACCGCCAAGGGATTTAGATATATCGCCAGCCACATCTTTCCAGTTAGTACCGTTGTAATCATAAGAACCTTTCCACATTCGATAATTCATAGAATGACTACCAGAACTTGCACCTGCATCCAAGCGCGAACTAGCTAGTTCCCTTGTTATTTTCCTCTCGGAATTTAATAAGTCCAATGCCTCTTGTCCGGCTTTTGTCGCTTCTATTCCGTAAGATTCTTTTATATATGCCTTTTTCTTATCTAGTAGCTGATCCCAGACATCTATCAAAGTGTCATACTGCTCAACAAGTTCGTTGTAGTCGTCATAATCAGCACTTTTCATGAAACTCATATCTAGTCCAGTTATGGATTCTGTGTCCCTCGCGAAAGCGTCGGTTACAGTACTTGATATGTTTTCGATAATATCCATACCATATTGAAAAGTACCCACTTCACCTGCAGCATCTATAATAGATAAGATAGCCGAAATGATTCCACCTATTTTGGTTCCTGAAGAGCTTAGGGCATCAACAAGGGCTCCAACTGTATTTCCAATATCAGACAAACTAACATTCTCTTTTCCGAGTTGCACGATGGCATTGGAGACAGCAGTAATATTACTGATTGCCTTGTCTTTAGACTTTTCTACATTTGCCTGTGCATTAGCTTGATTTTGTTCTGCTGCGTTCTTTTTCTTCTTCGCTTTCTCTATAGCAACTTCATCGCCTGATTTCAATGCCTTTTCCAACTCCTCCTGTGCCTCTTTTACTTTATATACAGTGCCTTCATATTCAGTAAGAGAGTCCGTCAATCCTCCAAAGAAACCACCTTTATCAACCAATGCTGTATTTATGTTATTCAAAGCTTCTTCTATCACTTTGATCTGTTCCGGGGTGGAGGTTTTGAACTCAGGAGACCTTTTAAATTCTTGCAACTGTTTCTTTACCTGCTGTAATTGTTTCTTGGTAACTTTACTCATATCACCAAAGACAACTTCCCAATTGATGTTTTGCTTTAACTTATCAAGGTTAAGGTTCGCTAATGCTTCATCCCATTCTTTTTGCAAGGTAGCAATTAGGGCGTTCTTTTCATCGCCAGATTTATTTTTATCATTTTGGACTTCTTTTATTTTCTGCTGATATTCCTTAGCCAAAGCAAGGCGTTTCTGTTCCCAAGTACCGTATGTTTGATAATATTCGTTCCACGCACTTTGAGCTGCTTTCAGTCTCTCGCTTTCTTCTTTTTGCGTCTCTTTCTTAACATCAGAAACGCCCTTATCTTTTTTATCTTCAGCTTGTGTATAGGCAATAGAAATTTCTTGGCTCTGCTTTTCGGTTAACTTACCACCTTGTGCCTTACTCCATTCCTCTTCCTGCTTTTTTATGGCAGCTATCTCATTCTTGTAGTCAAGTTCTATCTGGGCTATCTTTTTCTTTGAACCTTCCTCCATCAAATCAATTTCTGATTTCTGGTTATTTCTTTGGAGGGTGAGAAGTGCTTCATTGCGTTTTTCTTGCTCTTTCTTGAGCTTTTCGGCTTCCTTTTCGGCCGTTCTCTGTTCTTTTGATGAATCATTATAAATCTTTAGTTGTTTTTCTGCTTCTGATTTTAATTTGATATTCTTTTTGTATGAATCTACAACTGATTTATCGATACCTAAGCGATATAGGTCTTTCTTGGGGTCTTTAGTGGCTTTCTTCAATAATTCTAATTGAGAAGATTCAATAGCACTTATTGCTGTTTCAGCATCTTGTAGTTGGATGATCCAAAAGTCTTTGTTATGTATTTTGATTTTATCTTTATCCTTGTCAGCTTCGGTTTGGATTTTTTCAAGTTCGAATAATACTTTTTGAGCTGTTAACAAATCATTCTTAGCTTTATTAAGTTGTATCTCATACTGACCTGAGTATGTTCCTCTTTCAGAATCAGATTTAATTAATGCATTTATTTTATCAACTTCATTTTGGGCTATTATTACTTTGGTTTTAGCTCCAATGATTTCACTCTTGTTAGCTTCTTTATTTATATCCTTCAGTAAACCGAGTTTATTCATTAGTTTTATTGTCTCAATATCCATGTTTTTAAAAACTCCTGGCATAATGTTTTGTAGTTGCTTATAAGCTCTTACCATATCAAATCTAGTAGATGCTTCATCTCTAATAATAGATACCAAACTATTGACTTTATTCTTTACGCCATCGTAATGTTCTTTCTGTTCTTCAAGAACCTTATTAACTCTCTCCTGTGTATTTACATTCTCTTTGTTTGCATTAACAAGTAACCAAACACCTCCAACAACAGTCAGAATAGCTGCAGCCAATAGAACATATGGATTGGCTTTAGCAACAATATTAAAAGCCTTTTGTGCTGCGACTTCAGACCATGTTAGTGCAATATTAGTAGTCTTCGCCTTTGTCTCTAATGCCATAGAAGCTATTGTAGCCCTCCGTCGAACATTTTCAATCGCAAGCATCATGGTATTGGATTTTTTGAGCATCCCATAAGTGCCTTCTAATCCGACGACTACCGCCATTAATGACTGAATCTTAGTCTGTAACTCAGCCATTTTTTCACTCTTATCATTAAACAATCCTATAATTCCTACAACTAAACTTGCAGATGTAGCAGCACCAGATAAACCGGCTTTAAGCGTGGCAAGACCTTTATTAGGATTAGCAAGAAATTCCATTTCCGCATTTACAAGCTTCATTTGTAAACGCATCTTGCCTAACTCTTCACCTGCTTGTTGGTACTGTATCGTATTTTGCATCCCAGCAGAACGCATTTGAATCATCTGCTCACGTGCATCCATTATTAATGTGCGAGTACGTGCATGCTTTTCATTACCTTGTTCAATAACTGTATTTAGTTCTATTTGACGTTGTCTCTGTGCTGATATTTCCTGTGAAACACCTTTCTGATTCTCTCTTACTTCATTTAAACTGTTTTTTAATCTATCAATTTCATTATTTACAGGTATAGAAGTGCCATTAGCTCCAGTTACCACCTTGGCAATTCCTTTCGCTTGAGCATCTTGTAATTTTACAAGTTCTTCTTTATATGTCGCCGCCTGAACCGCAAGTTTATCATAGTATTTAAGGTTGTCGTCCAATTCTTTAGACAATCCTTTCAATTCAGATTTTGCATCTTTAACGCTCGTATTAGAAGTAATAGTAGCTTGTTTGTATTGTTCTATTGCACTTACATTGTTTGACTTGATGGCAGTAGCCAGTTTATTCCACTCTTCTTGTTGATGTTCTATCTCTGCTCTCTGCTTCTCTAATTCTGCTGTAAGTTCAGCATTACGAGATCGTAATTCCTCCAACTGTTGAGTAGAAGTACCATCAGATTTGACAGTTGGAGCACTTAGTTCAACTTTTCCAACTTGAAGCATAGAAGCCATCGACTCCACTTTGCTCAAAAGACCATCAAAATACTTATTGAGGTTGCCACACATTTTTAGAACCTCTTCATCAAAAGCTTCAAACTTCTGATTTATGGAGTCAATACACTTTCCCCCTTCTTCAATAAGTTTTGAAGTTTCTTGTATTCCTTTCTTTATTTCTTCCAATTTCCGAATAAAACCAGAGTTTTCAAGCGTTGCATCAAAGTGTAAGCCAGCCATATATTTTTCTATTATGTTCTAAAATGAGTACCACAACCTGTACTGTGGAAAACTTGATATAAAAGTAAGAGAACTGGAAATAAAAATGATATTTGGGGAAACTTGATATGCAACAAGACAAAGATTGTTGTGAAAAAGTTTGGAATGATTGGTATTTAAGGTATTTTTGCAAGACAACTTAAAAAATAAATCACCATGGAAACAACAATGAACATCGTATCTATCATTATTATTGTATTCGGTATCCTCCAAATTATCCTATTTTTCAAAGTATGGGGGATGACAGACGACGTTAGCAGAATAAAAAAGAATTTAATTGATGGCACAGACGCTTCCCTTGAGACAGCTAAAAAAGAAATTATGTTAGGACATCCAGATAAAGCATTTGAAATTTACAATAAATGTTTTATAAATGATATTACAACGCTACATAAAGACACTTGCACTGCTGGTATGAACTCAGAGCCTGCGAAAGATACTTATGAAGCAAAATACCAAGAGAAATGCCAATTATACAAAAAAGAATTAGCTAAATTAGGTGATAAGTATAGTATTGATTTCTCTCGTTTTGACGCCTTTGATAAAATTGACAAATTTATATCATAATAAATAAAGGTGATTCACTCACCCCTTACACTTAAAAGCATCTGTGCTGATACAAAATTAACTACTTATCTTTAACTTTGAAAGTTATTAAATCAAATAGTGCAATTCCTAAATCATATATTACTTCAAGATAATATATAAATGCAGCGATTACAAAAGAGTCAGAAACAATATTTATCACTGATTCTTCAATGATATTTTTATTCTTAAGAAAGGCGCATAAAGTTTGAATTACGAACAAGCATACCAAAACAACTATTTGCATAATTAATCCATGCTTCAATTCATTAAAAGTTGCCGTAGAATGAATATCCATCTTTTCTTTTATCCTGTTTATTTCTGAAATAATAAGGGTACTTGTAGGTATGTTAATTGCTAGAATTGTGGTAAGTAATGATATAATATTTGAAGAGAATCCTTTTATAAACTCTCTATCACCATTATTTGCCAAATAACTCAATAATGATGCGATTGCTAAGTATGCTATTATTTTTATAGCTCTATTCATCAAACTATACTCTTTAAAATGTCTTTTATATCATTTGGATTTCCTATTATTTGTAGTTCATCCAATTCTATTTCCTTAGTAGTATGACCTGTTCTTATTTTCCTCCTAAATCCTTTGAGTCCAATAGCAACTTCTGATCCACAATCAGCTGCACCATTATTCAACTCTTGAATATCCTTATCGTTTTCATCGATATATAGAGTTTTATCTTTTTCAGCTTCAAATTCAAGCGTAGTTGTAGAACTCCTTGTTCGTGCACTTGCATTTTTCAGCATTTCAGGAATCAACGACCTTACTCTAGGTAAATTAGGATAATCAAATTTAAACTTAATACTTGTGATTTGATCTGAATTCGCATTTACAATATCCCAAAACTCACTTCTACTATACTCCCTTCTAATAGAGATTTGCAGAAAAGCATCCTGTAATACTTGTCGCACAGAATTTGCAATAATACTAGCAACAACATTAGTGTCTGAAAAAGCTAATAAATCTTGCTGAATAGCCATTCGTTGTACTTCTCTATCATTATGTATAATTACATAAGCACTTGGCTCATTCAATTCTTCACTCACTTGAAAAGACTTTTCTATGATAATTTTTCTTGGATTAGATATCTGAAAAATAAAAAAATCATTTGTCTTAACTATGAAGTGAACGTTATGCTTTTTATTTCTGTATGCAAAGATAACATCTTTCAAAGCTTCAGCAAATTTAATATTCTTTTTCTCCATTGCTTTTTTAGCCTCCAAGTCAGGATCGCAAAATAAGGTACGTTCTTGATATATTGGTTTAAATTGGTATGTGTAAATATTGAAAATCATAGTACTTGATTTATATCATTATTTAATCGCGTTTCTTGAAATGTTTATACAATCACAAATAAACACACAATTATGAAGAAAATCAAGTTTTTACTATTTTTTTCTTTGATTCAAGCAACATTTTCTCAAAATACACTCAAATAGAACATGCGCACGTCAATCTAACGACGTGCGCATGTTGTTTAATTCCTACTGTTAAAAAGCTTATGTAAAATATCCATATCTTTGAAGTTTCCTTCAAGTAAGCATGACATATCCTTTCCTATGGAAATTAATTCAGCCTTATTATCTTTAAAATTATCAAGTGCCCTAATCTTTTCTATAATTAACTGGATGGTCTAAAGATGATAAAGAAGCAGTGATAGAAGGTATTTTTATTGGAGAAGTTAAAGCAATTGAAGACTGCACTAATTAGTTCAAATTCTCATAACATAATAAAAGTAATTAAAGCCGGATTTCTCCGGCTTTTACTTTACCTACCATAGTTCTACAAAGTCACCACGATGGTCGAATTGGAGAAAATTGTGGCTGAAATCAAAGAAAAGTAGGAAAATAGTTGATTAGTTAAATATTGTTTCTACATTTGTGTATTGTTTAATATTTAAAACACACGATTATGGAAAATTTTCTGTCCTCACTAGGGTTTGATGTAATCACAACAATAGTATCTGCATTTATTATATTTTTATGTCGTAATTTTATTATGATTACCCTAAGTTATATTATCAATTTGTTTTCTACCGATGATGTTAATATAAATGGAGTATGATATGGACGACCTATTGGAGATGATTACGAGGACCCTAATTACGAGGAGAAGATAATAATTCATCGACTAGGTAAGAATGTTATTGGAACAGTAGAAACGATAAATGGCATTTTAAAAAATAGAAAGTATTACTTTAAAGGCAAATTTTGCAATTTAACTTTTGTAGTCTGGTATAAATCAAAAGATAATAAAAACATGGAGATGGGAAACTACTCTCTTTGCTTCTTAAATTGTGGTAGTGAAATGGAGGGATATGTTACATATTATCGGGATGATAAGAAGGAGATGAAAGCGGCAAAATATATATTGAAGCGCAAAGGTTAGATTCTAATATTTAGTGAATATTTCATTTAACATAATGCAATTTAACGCAGTAGTGGGAGCTATCCGTATAGGAGACAATACTCATGTAGTGAATAGTAAAGAGGATATTAAGAAACTGGCTGAGAAACTTTAAAATTAGAAGAACATGAAAAATAATAAAAAAATAAAATATAAAAATAGATTTCGATGTCAATACCAGAAGGGCGATACATGCATAAGTGAGAATTTCAATAGCAATAATCCAATTTCTGCTCCAGATATTATATTGACATTATCAAAGTTAGCAGTAAAAGTTAAAGAGGAGATTAATTCAGAAGTCGGTGGAAGAGTTGCATTACAAGTACTCAAAATTCACGAATATTTCATTAAAACAGTAAATTTGCAAAAACACGGAAATAGAAAAAACAAGAGTTACTATTTTGACCCCAAAGCAAAAAATAAAACAGATAGGTCTGAAAGGGTCGATTTAGAGATTTTAGGTGATTATGGCTTAGATAACAAAACTCTTACGCTCTCAACTTACATAAAAAGATATAGACAAATTAAAGGATGGGAATAATATTTTAACAGTCCACCCAACGCCTGCAAAGGCCTGCCAATCAATATATGTCCAATAAAGATGATACTATGACAAATGAAGAAATAGAGGAAAGCTTGAAAGAGGCTGATGAAATGATTAATAACTTCAAAGAACAAGAAAAGCAAGGATTACGGGATATTCTCCGGTATTATGATAGAATACATGATAAACTTTTCTCCTTCAACAATATGCTAATTGCTGGATATTTCGTAATTATAGCTATGCCAAATTCTCAGACAAATCCATGGTGGATTTTACTACCCATTTTTAATATGCTAAATTTGGTCTTTGTTGATTACGAAATGATGGAGAAAAGCCGTTTTGAAAGTGCAATAATGAGCAAATCACAGAAAGAGATACAAAATCATGGGAAAAGGATTAGCAAAACAACATGGCGTTCTTTGTTTACCATTATTTCGACATTGATAGTCACATTTGTTTTTGTAATACAATTAATAAAGCTAACATAACAAAGCCACCACGATAGTCGAATTAGAAAAAATGTGGATGAAATCAAAGAAAAGTAGGGATAAATTTGCTTTTGTGTGGTTTTGTATGTTGATTTGTAGAAGTATTAACACATAAAAGCACGATTATGAGTGTACTCAGCGCAAATACTTTGTTTCATTTCACAAAAAGTAAAGAGAATCTTACGAGCATATTAAAAAGTAATTTCCGACCAAATTATTGTAATGAAAGGGCTTACTTTACAGATGAATACCCCAATTGGAATATTCCTATGGTATGTTTTTGTGATATTCCTTTATCCCAAATAAAAGAACACACATCATGGTATGGGGAATACGCCATAGGGATAACAAAAAAATGGGCTATTCAGAATAATGTTAATCCAATACTATATATTAATGATAATATTGAACTGATTAATACTTTAAAAGAAAACCTCAAATTTTTGCTTGATTTAAGAGATAAAGAAAACTGTATAAATAGTAACATACAGCCATATATTACCAATCTTTTTTATCAATGTGCTTATATCAAACCTTATGAAGGAGAACAATATAACCACAAGCAAAAACAGGTAAAGACTAAACGTTTTTATGATGAAAGAGAGTGGAGGTACATTCCATCAAGAGCTAAATTTTCCGAACCCAATTCTATGTTTCGTTTTGGTAATGATTCATTTATTAAAGGTGGATTTAATAGCTATATCACAGATGATTTAGGATTGAGTTTTGAACCTAAATACATAAACTATATAATAGTATCAAAAGAAAAGGAAATATTAGAAATTAAAAGAGAAATCGAAATGATCAAAGGTGAATACTCTCGGAATGATGTTGAATTACTTACTACCCGTATTATTTCAATGGAACGAATAAAAGAAGATTTTTAATATAATGCAAAACACTGTCACCTGCCCCAACTGTGGGAAGAAGTTTAAGATGAAGGAATAATACAATAAAAGTAAAAATACTATGAAACGATTTAGAATACCTTTAATATTGTTAGGCATATTAGTTTTATATTGTTTAGCAATGTACTTCTCAAAAGATGTTGCAACATGGATATATGGAGAAGTTCCAACAGATTGCAACAACGACACCCTCACAAGAACTGGACAATTTGGAGATAGTGCAGGGGCGATAAATGCACTATTCTCAGCGCTAGCTTTCTTTGGTGTTCTTTGGGCCTTAATAATCCAAAGGCAAGATTCTAAAATTACTCGTTTTGAAAACACCTTTTTTCAGATGTTAAGCTTACAACAAGAAATAGTTAAAGACTTATATTTCTCTTACGAAAAAGATGCAATAACGAGAATAGACGGTGACATTTCAGGACCAACTACACAAGAATCAAAAGAACAACGATCAATAATTGGACGAGAGCTCTTTAGGTATGCTTTTGAAGAAGCTAAACAGCGCTTGTATTTTGACGATACCTGGCATTCCTATAAAGGTATGAAAGGATTAATCTATGCAAAAGGAAAAGAGATTTACGAGAATTCATATATCGTTCCATATTTTGACCACTATTTTAGACACTTATACCGAATAATTAAATTTGTCGATGAAACAGATTTATTGCCTAACAACACTGAAATACGTTACAAATATACTAGTATAGTAAGAGCGCAATTATCAAGGTATGAGTTAATATGGATATTCTATAATTGCTTATCGGGTAATGGAATAACGAAATTCAAACGTCTTGTCGAAAACTACTCTCTATTAAAAAATATCCGCATTGAATTATTAGCTACTTCAGAAGATAGAGAACTTTATAACAAAAAATGCGAAGAGAACTATATTGAGCAAACAACAGATTTCAGCAAAGAGTACAAAAGAATAGCTTTTGTTCCAGAAGAACAACCTAAGAAAAAATACAGATATATATTACCTTTCATTTTGGACATTAATATACGAATATATCGCACACTGAAAAAGTAACAAACTCACCAAACGCCCGCACCCAGTTTGCCGACCAGTGCGAGCGTTCAATAAAACACTAATACTATGAAATTATATAAATATAGAGCTGATATATATAGAGATTTGTTGACTCTTGTCAATAATCAAATATATGCGCCAACCGTACAGAATCTTAACGATCCAGCTGAAACTATGGTCAATGATAGTAAGATATATGAAGTTTTTAACCTCATAGAGAAAAGTGGACTTCCTATAAATATAGCAAAAGATAATTATGCAAAGATAATAGCACAAGCTAGAACTAAATTGGGAATATTCTCTTTAAGCAAAACAGTCTTTAATGAATTACTATGGGCATATTACGCTAATGGACACAAAGGTTTTTGTATTGAATATGATTTTGAACAGCTACAAAAATCTTTTCCAGATGGACTCTTGCAAAGTACTTTTGAAGTTCAATATAATAATGATACCCCAGAATTTTCAATAAATAGTATAATTAATTATTTAGAAAATGATGCACAATTTGTAAAATGCATAATTGCTACTAAATCAATGGCATGGGAACGTGAAGAAGAAATTAGAATAACTTTATATTCCTCTGGCTTATTTGAAATATCACCCGAATCTGTCACTGGGATATATTTTGGTCTTCGAATGGCTGAATCCGACAAAGAACTGGTAAAAAACTCTTTGAAAGGTCGAAATATAAAGTATTATCAAATGAAGCTAAAGCCTAATAGCTATCTATTAGAAGCTGAATTAATTAAATAGAGTACTAAAATTAAGATGGAGGAATGAATGATGAATATTGGAATTTTGATAATAGGTATAATCCTGATAATAGGAGAGTTAGTTTTAGGCTTAATCTTATTATTTGGACAATCATATGTAAAAAAGAAAGGAGAACATGTTGCAGATAAAGAAGATTCGCGTGGAATTGCATATGAGCAAGAAAAAGGAAAGCAATTGGCTACACAAGAAGATCTCAAAAAAGTTACTGAACTTATTGAAAACATCAAATCAGAGATTAGAGATATTTCATACAAAAAGCAAGACAAATTTATCCAATTCAAGGAAGCAGTAATTGATTTTAATCTTAGCGTTCGATTGTTGGTTGAATACAATATTAAAGATATTTCTGTCACAAACACGATCTCCCCTAGTTCTGAAAAAATAAGGAATAAGCTTAGCGATTTACAATTTAGATTTGGGGAATCATCACACCTATTAGGAAAAATATCCATTTACTCTGAAAAAGATGACGAAGAATGGGTTGCAAAGATGCACCAAACATTTAATAAAATCCTCCCTCTATATAAGCTAACTATAACTATGCTAGATTCATGCGCATTATGTGCTGATAATATTTTGAAATTTAGAAATGAGAATGTTGATAGCATACATATATACAATGATTACAATAACATAATAAATCAATTCGTTCCGAAGCGAAATGAGATAGAAAAAGATGCCCACAATGCCATCAATGAAATAGAAGCACTGACAAAAGAAAAACTCAATATAAAATACAACTCGTAGACAAAAAATAAGAAGCCGGAGAAATCCGGCTTCTTATTTACTCTCTAATCATCTCCCTGACTAGTTCCCTATTTCTCGGATCATCTGCATTTATCACTTCTCCTGCACCTTTTCCAAGTAGTTTTCGTTCATCCTCACTCAAATAAATAGTAGTGATAGCATCAGCCATGAGCATCTTTAAATTGGCATAGCTGATTCCCCATACGACATAATCCATCGTCCATCCGTAACGCTGACAGGCAAAGTCTATCAATGTTCCATAGGTACTATTGCCCCCGAAAGTAATACTATTATTATCTTTCTTAACTGCGGCTATTCTGTTACGCTCTAAGCGTTCTTTATCTATCCCGAAGAACTTGATAAACTCTTCTGTATTATCTCCGGATAGAACGATTGTAAACATGGTAGCAAGCTCCTCCACTTCCAATTCTGAAAACTCTTTTGTCCGCGCCTCTATCTTAACACTATCAAAGACATCCTCCTTCCGGTTGAACGTAAAGTTAGACAGTATTCGGCAAACGACCTCTTTCTTTTCAGTACATAATCGAATGGCTTCCAAATATGGATTAGTAGATACCAATCTAGCATCAGCTCCCAAACTCTTGAACAATCCTGCAAGGTGATAAGTCATCCCCAACGTAGGAGGATATAGGTAAAATTGCTGACTACCAATATTGAAACCAATAGGTCTCTCAATGATGGTATCAGCAATGTTCATTTCAAGCAATTCTTTATCTTTCATAATGCTGAATAATTAAAGAGTGCTGTTGAAAGCACTCTTTTAAAAACAATATTCTCAACCCTCTGGAGCAGTAGGTGCTGTATATGGTTTTACTTGATTACCCGTAGCTGGTTTCAAGACATCAGCCGTATACTTCCACTTCTTACCTTCAGCCGTGTCAAATGTATCTTCTACTGACACAGTAGAGCGTTCAATCAAGAACCCTTCACATTCAGGATTCTCCGGTGTCAAACGGAAAGCATACTCATCTGCGACTACCCCATCTTCGTCTTCAATAGGCTTAGTACGTCCTTTAGCAGCACGAATTTCGAACTCAAACGTATAAGTGTTCTTTGCATACTTAACAGCTTCATTCTCACCGCCTTCGACTTTAGCTTCTTTCTTCTCACCTTTGGTAGGTGTCAACTTTGTAGAGTTTTCTACCGGATCATACGGTAACTTAGTCCATGTCGTAGGTGCAGCGCCATCAGCACCGCACTTACCGAATTCAATTGAGGGTTTACCCCATGATAATTGTGCCATAATCTTTTATTCGTTAGATATTTGAATTAATAATTTATTATTGATGAAGTGCTCGTCTTTACCGCTCACTTCTAATACACGCTGTTTGGAGCCTTTGGAATCAACCCGAAAGCCAGCACCTCGGCAATTAAACAGAAGTTCATAAGACATCTTGCAAAGCTCGCGCAATCGGATGGTATTCTCTTCTGCTTGACCGTCCCGGATATAATCAGGAACATATATATTCACGTTAACAAAAGCCTTTTGCATCTGACCACTACCGTTGTCGAGAATGGAAATGACAATATCCTCTTTATCAGAGCTGGTAGGGCGTTTTGTTTTCTTCAACTTCCCGGTAACAGCTTTTTCTAAAGAAGAGCCTTTTATAACCGCATAAATCGCGTCCTTTATTTCTATATCCGATTTCATTTCGCAACTTGATTTCTAAGTTTCTCCATCACATTGTAAAATTCTGCATGTGCTAATAGTTCAGCAGATGCAAGAACAGATTTATTGTCTCTAGCTTCTACAAGTTCGGCATAGTTCATTCCAGCAACAACGATAAGAGCATAACCGTTTGAATACTTCTTCGCACGTTCTTCAGCCAAAGCCTTTCCCGCCCTTGAACCTTCCGAGCCATGAAGTACAGTTCCAAAATCAGAGCTTTTAACAATACGACCATGAGCGACAACCACATAACCTACAGAACTTCTTAGATTACCAGTTTGATTGAACCAGCTTTCTTCTTGTGCTCTATCTCTAGCTTCAGCGACACACATATCACCCAAATTTGAGAGAGCCTGAATAGCTATTTTATCTACCCGTTCAGTTTCTGCTTTAATCAAAGCGTCAATTTCACTCATTGATGTAGTAATTCTTATAGCCATAACTTTGCATTTAGTTGCCCTCTGTGGAATCCTTGAACCTGCTTTTCAGCTACAATAGCCCCATTATTCAGAAGTCGGATAATATCGCCACATTTGAACTCTCTACAGTCCTGATTCAAATAGACTACATACTGATACACATAAGTCTTCCCATCTTCGAAGGCTATTGTATTGGCTTTCCCGTTCGGTTCATATCGGCAGGGAATGCTACCTTCAAATGAAGATGTACCGGGATGATAATCACCGTTATTATCTTCGTAACCTCCAGTGTTTACTTGGTATTGCAATATATGAGGTCTGAACTGTATCATAAATAATCTGCTATATCAAGTACTTTAATCCTATTCCCTAACGCATTGGGTAAATCATACTCACGGCATAATACTGTATAGTAATCCTTAATTCCCTGGATATTCCAAGACATAGAGAAACCACTTTCGCTGATTGAAGTGGCACGGAGTAGGAGAGAGGGGATGAACTTTGCGATAGCCACCGACACCCGCATGCGGTTATCCTCATTCATCTCATCCTCTCCGCTTATCTTCGAGTTCAGACACATATCCAAAAGGTCAGCCTCCGACAAGTTAATGCCGAAGGTTTGGAACTTTTGTTTTATGTAGTCTCTTGCTTTCATGTTAATATGGTGTAATCAGTCGGCTATAGGAAGTATTACTATAATGCGTGCAATACTTTGACCTGTATAGATATCGGAACGGACATTTAGGCACTACGGTTGGTTTGTTCTCAATGGTTATAATTTCAATACTGCATAGAGGTGGAGCGATATTTATCGCAAGAACGTTCATCGGAGCAATAGAAATGACACCAGCTTGAACAGTAGGCGTATCAACAAAGCTAATAGGCGCATCTACAGACTTAGACGGGATTGATTCACTGAAACTGGACGCTTGCACACCTAGAGATGTAAACAGCATCATAAACGAGCAAAACAGAAAACAAATAAACTTTTTCATCTTTTCTTGATTTATAAATTATACATTTGTCAGGGTGTAGTCTCCCACACCCTGACCTTTTACTCAATACCAAGAGCAATTTTTAGTTTGGAATTTGCTTCTTCGTCAAGTTCGGCAACCTTATCAAGAAGAGTTTTCTCCCCCATGTTTCCAGTCACTTGAACACCGATACCCTTCAACGCATCAACCAAACCCTTTTTCTCAAATTCCTTTTCAAAGAGGGAGATTTTAACCTCTTTCTTTTCTTCGGGAACTTCGACCCGTTTAGCGAGTTTGCGACTTTCCAAGTCCTGTACACGGGCTTCATCCTTGATGTCAAAGGAATCTCCACAGTTATATAACCGATGAGTGAATTTATCGCGGAAAACACTAGTCACTATTACTTTCATGCCTGTACAGTTTTAGAGTCCATACAATAAATTCTATCAACATTGTCGATTACAGGAACTACCATAGCCTGAGAAGAAGTAAATTCCTGAAGAGGATCGTTCTTCGCATACTTAGACAATAAAATGAAGTCATCAGCTTCCTGATAGACTACCCCGGCAACCGGTCTTGTCTTTTCTGCAAGTGTGGTCCATACCAAAGAGCCTAACTTTTCATCACAAGTAAATACGGCCGTACCATCCTTCCAGGGTTTGTGAGACTGGCGTACGCCATTAATCTCAGTCTTGATCTTGCGGTTAATACGATGGAGGGTAATACTAAACTTCTTCTTTAAAGTTTCAGTGGCAGAATCCAAGTCCAAGGCCGGAACAGAGGTGCCGACAAACTTATTGATAAAGGCCCATTGTTCTCTAGCCTGCTGATTGGTATAGAAAGCATTCAGCCAAGTATCATCAGCCCAAACGTCAGTAATGGTATTGCTGTCTTCGTCTGCCTTATCCATTACACGTTTGATATCATCCACAACTTTAGCATCTGCACTACTCCACAAAGCAGCAACACCAAACTGATTTTCATCCTTATACCCATAAGATAACCTAATCCCGGTTCCGTTATTTCTCGTTGATAGAGCAACACCAGTAGAAAGGCCGGACAAGAACATATCTTCAATACGCTCCCAAACACCTTCAAGACATCGTGGGGTATCAGCAAAGATTTTATTGATAATAAGATTCACTGAAAGTCCCTGTGCAATCATATTATCAATATCCTTCATCTGCTTTTCAGTCAGGTAAAGTTTCATTCCCAACTTGGGAATATCACCTGTGGCAGTGGAAAGAGAATCACGCTTTTTCAGCGGAAGTTCTGAATCTAAAGATACAACATCGGCAGCCACACGGCTGTAATCAGCTAATATGCTGGCCCACTTTCCATCAGCAGAGAAATCTGGATTAAGCAGATTTTTATACATATAAGTCTGCTTAGTCTTGTTTCTTTCATTTATCTTCTCAACAATGGATAACACCAACTGAGGAAAGAACTTTTGAGCGTACTCGAAATAAAATGATTTTTCCATTATGCTTCCTCGTCTTTTCTAAATTCAACCAAAGGCAACGCTGCTTTCAACGCATCCAAAATAGCATTGTAAGGGTACGGAGCTGCAGCCGGATTAACTCTACCTCGTGTCATGATTGCAGCAAAAGGTTTTGCAGTACGGATAGTACCTTTAATAATACCTGCATAGGAATATCCTTCAGGAAGTGCCGCAAATGCAGTTCCTTCTGCATTAAGGGGCATAGGTTTGTATGTCCCGGCACCATCAGTAATGGCAGGAACACCAGCCTTAATTACCTTCAATGGATAACCGGTCACATCCAAAGAACGCCCACCGTCAATACCGTCAAGGTATTTAGCAATAACGATGTTATCATTTCCTGTGATAATCTCGTTCGGTTCATTGTTTAGATTCACTTTTGTCATCTTTCAATTTTTAATGGATTAAAGAATTTGCAATGTCTGAAATCTGTTCCTTAGACGGTTTTCCGTCATCAAGGACGTGTCCCAGTCTATTGCTTGGTAAATTTGCCGTCTTTAGGTTTGTTGCGACTGTAGTAAGGTGTGAGTTGATTGCTGCTTCATCCGCTTCTGCAGAAATAGCAAACCCCTCTTTGATACGCCATTCGGGGATACCTAACTCTTTGGCTTTAGACAAAATCGTATTGGCTCTGGCAGACTCGGCTTTTTCCTTCTCAAGAGCTTCGTATTTTTCTTGCAAAGCCTTGAATTCCTTCTCGCGCTCGACCTCTTTCTTCGAGAACTCTTCGAAGCGTTTGTCCATCTCCTTTTGCCATTCCGGTTTGTCCTTGTTTTCAGCGGCTTTCTTGGCATCTTCCTCAGCTTTCTTTCTCTCGGCTTCTGCTTTCGCTTCGTCTTCGGTCTTTTTAGCGTCAGCTAATGCCTTTTCACGTGCTGTTGTTACTCGTTTGTCAATTCCGCTTTGAAGACCTGTCAAAAAATCTTTTTGAGCGGCAACGACAACACTAAGGTTTTCGTCAGTTACAAGTCCTATTGCTGCAAGTGCATTGGCGTGTCCCTGCAAAATTTCATCACTTAACCCAAGGGCTTTATACTCTTGTTTTAAAGCATTGAAAATCTTTTCTTTCATATTGTATAAATATTAATTTGTTAGAAGTTTAATTTGTGGAAGTAAAAATACCACCAATACAGATAATTAGTTAATATTTAGACATTCCATTCACAACAAGTTGACTATTGTTGTGAATATGGCATAAAAGTAGTGAGTAAGTGGGGGAAGGGGAGATTATTGGATGGTTAAGAATTTACTAAGAAGAGATTGTGGAGAAATAGAATAAAAAAAGGCGTGAATTTGTTACTTCACGCCTAAAATGCTATAAAAATGAATTATAGCTATTCGGGGGAATGAATAATAAAATAATTTATTTTATTACATCAGACATTTGTAAATTATGAATTTTCTCTTTGTGATAATTCTGCTAAAAATGAATCAATAAACGCCAATAAGCTATTTTCGTTATTAAAATCAAAGTGTTTGATTATATCAAACCGATTATTGTTATAATATTCAAATCCAACTAATGATTTAGTAGTCTCAAAATATTTTAAAATATCACATTGTTCATTGGGCTCCCAAAAATGAACATAATACCCTTCCTCATTGCACCAAATATCCATTTTAAAATATAAAGTTCCAATAGTATATCCTTCAAAAACCATATCGTTACCCTTATATCGCCAAATCTTTGCAAAAGGTGAGTGATTTCCTTTATATCTATCCTCTAGTCTAATTGCCATATATTCGGGTAAATCATTCATCATATTTCTGATTGACTTGGCAGTCTTAAGATTCTCTTCATCCATCAAAGAATTATAAAATTTCTCTAAAATTATTGTATCCATTATATTTGAATTTAAATATGTTATCAAATCTGCATACTGACGTAAAATGGCTATACAATTCATATTTTGCGCCTGTAATATTGCTGGTTTAATCCAGCTATCCACGAGATTTATGCCATTATCCAACGAATAAGCAGGTATGATTACTAAATGTTGGTGCACATTTATTTTATCCTGTTTTGTCCAACTACTTTCATCAGGCCGTTTAGATTTATCTAAAGGTAAATAAACAATAGCATCTATTGTAAAATTAGATGAGACCAAATCATAATAGCGAGGCAGTTGACGAGCCATATCTCCAGCATTATTTATTTTATTCTCAATGATAATAGCTTTTTTAGTAGTTTCTGATTTTATCAAAATATCGATTTTACCTTCTTCTCTGACTACTTCTGCATCTTTAAAGTCATCTTTTTTAATTGTTTTCCCGGCCAAATTAAGCATTTCTATGAATAATTGTAAGAACAACGATTTTTCGTTATGTTTCTCAGTGGGATCAAGAAATGCCTTGATAACATCTGAATGATAGTTTTCACGATAATAAATATCAGAGGTCAAGCGAAAAATATTAAACCCAATATCAGAAATACGTCTTTTGGTTTTATCATAATCATGAGCAACTATTCTAAGATCTGCTAATAATTGAGAAATATTTGCTATATGTGCATCAGTAATCTTTTTCCAAGTTGATATCATCTTAATTATATTCTATTTTGACTTCCATGTTAAATCAAATTTGTTACAGAAAACTCCTTTGCTAAAGATTATACATCTTTCTGAATTTTCTCAACCTGTTGCTTGAGAGGCCTATGAGCACCGACTGTATAATGTCACCACCACTCATTTCTATTGATATGTTCTGTACTCCCAACACTATATTAGCATCAATATTCAATTTTCGACTTATTTCACGAGCCACCTTCAATGTAGGTTCACTCCTGCCAGTAAGATAATCACTGATACGTGATGGACTTACACCAAGTAATTCTGATAGTTTTGTTTGATTTATACCCATCTCATACATGCGTAACTTAATAACATCAGCCAAAGAAGGAGTTTTGATTGGATAATGTTCATCCTCATATTCCTCAACAAGCCCAGACAATAAATTCAATTCAATAAGATTCCTGTCAGTCAATGGAGTGTTATCGTCTACTAATGGAAAAAGTTCTTATATTCTTTGACAGATTGCATCATGTTCTACCTCATTTTATATCTTAGCCATCACATAGCAGGAGTCAATTCAACATTCAATCCCAATGCGGAAGCGATACGGTAAAAAGTAGAAACTTTAGGTTCCGTTCTTCCTGTTTCAACGCGGGAAATATAAGACTTATTAGTTCCGATCTTTGCAGCAAGCTCTGCCTGTGTCATATTAGCTTTCTTTCTGGCTTCCTCAATTAGTTGCCCTGTAAAGAAAGCATTAGCTCTATCCTCAGCAGCTTTACGCTCCGGGGTTCCTTCTTTGCCGAATGCGGCATCTAATTGCGCATCGACATCAAACATCTTTAGTTCTTTTTCGCTCATAATATTCTTTCTTTAATTTTAATGCTTTATCTATTTCTTTATCGGGCGTTTTCTGTGTTTTCTTCTGAAAGCCATTGAATAAAATCACAATCTGTCCTTCATCAAAACAGAAGAAAATCCGATAAATATTACTTTGCCACTCAATTCTTAACTCAAACAGGCCGTCTTTAATAGACTTCACATATTTAGCAGATAGCCTGTCTACAGTCTTTAACATGAGTAAACCGTATAATACCTTTTCTTGCGCACCTTTGTTCAAGGTGTCAAAAAAATCTTTATAGTAGTTTTCGTATGCTATTATCTTTCTGTTCATGTAGCAAAGATAGTAAAAGTTTATCAGTTGAGCAACTTTTGCGAGATGAATTTTAGCCAATAAACAAAAAATAACGGCAACTCTATCGAATCACCGCTATCCAAAAGAAGGGCTAACAGCCTTTACCTTTTTTCTTTGAACCTTTCTTCTTTCCCATGATAAAATGTTCTATTTATCCTATTAGAAAATTATAACCCTCGTAATTTTTATGACTATGATGTCGGTTGATGTTCTTTTTTACTGATTTTTTTCTTTTCTGCCGCTTCTCTTAGAATCTTTTCTACCTCTTCATCTGGCTTATCAGTTATACCCAAGAGCCTAACAGCGGTATTCAATGATATTATTCCATTTGAATAAGCACTACCAATAGATGACCACCGAGTTTGTCTGTCTTCTTCAAATGGTTCTTGAAACTCAAACGAGACAACCAACTCGTCAAGGAGCTTCGCTTTATCTGGATGAAGGAATTTCAATACTGATATAATAACCTTTACTTCTCGGTCAACCAAGATGTCATATATTTCCAGATTCTTCAACCGCTTGATATAGCCGATAATCAAAGCCCTCTTTATGGCTTCTCCCGAAAGAGTACCCATACCTTTCATTCCTTCAAAAGACATATCAGGGGTAAGGGAGTCTTCGAGGATAGATGATTTCAAATCTTTCTTCTCGGCTTCACGTGTTTCAGAAGAAAGAGGAGGGTCTATGTATTCAAACTTAGAATCTTTCCCATAGTACTGAATCAATGTACCTATTGCATCCGGATCTTTTAAGTTTTCGATAACATCTGCTGTAGCTGCTGCCATAGGATCAGAGAAATAGTTATTGATATCTCCGGTTTTAGAATCAAGCATTTCCTCTCTTTCTGCCCGATGTTGCACACCCATCCAAGCCTTTTCCTGCTGATAGAATATAATGTTTATCTTTCCAGTAGGGTTCTGGTAAGTCTCCACTTCCCATCCCACTGTTCCCTTTTTACAGTTGAAATAAAAGTCTTTAGTTTGAATATCCCAATGTTGCACGGACTTACCTGATGATTTAACGGAATACCCGAAAGCAAAGGCAACCAATGTGCCAAACTGGTCAAACAAAGGTCTTAGTTTATACCCTGTGGAGCGGGCCAGCACAACCACCTTGACTTCTGCCTGGTTACTTTCGTTCCTGTATAGATGATAAAGCTTTGCACTCTCTGTTTCCGCTCCGGCAAGCCTCTTTACTTTGCGCATGGTGACATTAAACCTCGTTTTATCAATGAAGTCAAGAAACATCTGATAAACATCATCATTGCCGTTTTTCTTTTCCCACTTAATCGGTTTACCAAGAAGAAAGAATAATTCTACTTCATTGATGAATTGCTGCCTGTTCCGGGGAAGCTTCTCGCTGATATACGGGTCTTTGTTCTTTCTGAACTTATTAGGACGCTTCATAACCTTGTGAAGTTCCGGCTTGTACTCACTTAAAGCGATATCCACTTCATCCTCCCTATTCTGCATCAGAGCGATGGCTGTACTAATATCACCATCCTTTATAAGTTGGAATATGTCTCTCTCAACACCCATTGAGTTAAGGGCCTTATTCCTGAATAGTGTTAATAATTCCTGTATATAATTCATAATCTGTAAATTTACCAAATTCCTAATTCTTCTTTTGAAACTTTTTGTGACTTTATTATCTTACCAAGAAGCTCACCCAAAACCCAGTAACGAGCGGCATCTATTCCGTGATTATCATGGTCTTCCGGCTCGTTGATATAGTTTCCGTCTTTATCCTTTGCCCATACATATTTTCTATACTCTCTTTGTAAGTTATACGAACGTTTGGTTATGTATATTTCATACTCCTTCATCTTATCTATACCCGCTACAACAGAACCGGGGTATTTACTTACAGCATATATCCTCACACCTCCGTTATGAATCTCTTGAATGGTTCTTGGGTCCGCACTATCAGCTATAGTTTTTAATCCCCAAGGACGTATAGATTTAACAATGTCGGATGACAGCAGTCCAGTTCGATAGTCTACTTCATCAAGATATAGGCGATTATCAATAACTCCACACCGGATTGCTGCCGTTGGATCATTGGTGAAACCAAAGTCAAGACCTAAACCGACTTTTTTGCATTCCTGCGGGAATTCGTCAATAATACCCCACTTCTTGAATACAGCACCCTCTGCCACGTCAGCCCAACGACCGATAACCACGTGAGCATACTTTTCAGGATTCTTCTCTTTCATTTCCTGCACTTCCCGAAGGAACTCAGGAGAAAGGTTCTCTAAGTTGTCAAAGTAGGTAGTGTGAATATGAAGTACATTCGGATGGGTAGAAACCTGAACTTGCACACCGTCAATCTCTACGAGCTTGTGAGTATTCTCGATGTACTTTTTATAAATGAAGTGATTAGAGTCGCAGGGGTTCATTATGATGATAATCCGGTTCTGAATCCCTTTCTTACGGATAGAGAGCATTATTTTATCGAACTCTTCTTCATTCGTCCACTCTTCCGCTTCATCGCAGACGAAAGTAGTGATACCCTGAATAGATTTTAGTTTTGCCGTCTGATTACCGGAAGAAGTCTTGATGCCTCGGAACATGATACGGCTATTAGTCATTTTATTGACTATATCCGTCTTGGTAGTCTTGAAATACTTAGTTGTTCCGTCTAGCTCTATCTTCTCCATCATTTCGGGAATGATAGACATACCAGCGGAAACCATCGTGTAGCGGGTGTAGAGAACCTGATGCACTATCTTTTCGGCTTCCGTCATTTCAAAGGTCAGACGTTCAATGAAGGTGGAAGCATTGAAGGATTTCCCCGAATTATGTGTCACAGTGCCATCTGAGTGCAAATAGCGTTGATTTCCATCAAGACAGATACCACACCAATCGCCCATGCCAACTGACTCTATTGAAAGCTGAGATAGATGCCAATCCTTATTTTTACGCACTTCGTCTTTACTGATTTTCTTCCTTGATATCTTGCACGGGATTCTCCATACATCTCCGTTTATGAAAACACGATATACAAAACCGCAATCCTTACCATTACATCTTGCCAGCTTTTTATTGATACTTGTCCTAAACCCAAGTGTGTCGGCAACATATTTTATTTGCTTTGCAAGTTTCTCATTCTTTTGAATAATCTCATACCCATTCCTAAGCATACAACCATCCGTATCTATAAGTCCTGCAAGCAAATCAAGCCTTACATTTTCGCTATTTGATATATAATCTTGTGGAATATGCTTATTACTAATCAAATTATATTCACGCAGAGTGTCCATTAATGGATTTGTCAGACCTCCGTTCTTTGCAAGTCTATAAGTTATGGCATTTCCTCTTATCCCATTTATGGCTAATCTCATATTATTTCTATCCGCATATTCTCGCAAATAGTCTTTTATCTCAAAATCAGCGGTTGTTACTTGAGGAAACATGCTTGTTCCATCACCCAACCACACACCAAGAAGATAAGGCTCAATGTTCACATATTTTTCAATGTATGGTATTGAGTTTGATTTATAGCCACGGAAACGGTCTCTGAAACGCTTACTTTGATTCACAAAGTCGGTAATGCGCATATCCAAAAACTCAGGATAAGCGGTATATCTTCCATCTCTAATTGAATCTCCACTCTTTCTTAAGCTTATTATATGCGCATCATTCACAAAATAATCTTCCGCACTTGTTTGCTGGACACGAAACATTTCACTTTGTCCTCGCATCGTCCCAATTACCTTTCGTGGGCATCCATCATCACCCATGACAAAATCGCCTACTTTAATATCCTTGATTTGCTTTACCGTCAAATCAGACATTATTACTTCTTGCGTGGGTGTTTCACATCCACGCCCACCAGTGATAAGGATTATAAATTTGTCCGTATCAGTGTAAAGGGGGTGATATATCGCTTGGGGTTCTATCATTTCAGTTTATCTTTAATCCAGGAATCAATACTGATACCGTGGTTTATGTCGGTAGGAATGTCAGCTTCTTCATCCTGCTTACGTTCAACCTTTCTCCAATCTTCATCGTAATGGTAGAGCCAAACAGACTGCGCCTGCAAACTGGGCGCCAGCTCACCTTCTACAACTTGAACTTCTTCTTCACCTGTCAGATTTCCGTCCCTATCCTTTATCTTTCGTATAGTGGTACTTTTCGTCTTGACACCCCCCAAAGCCATAGCTAGGAACTTTGCCCGGACTGTTGCAGTTATGGTCGCTCGCCCGCGCGTTAATACTTCACTTAATTCAGAGTACTGACTTTTCTTCTCACAAAATGTCTGTGGGGCCAATCCTACAGCAAAAGCAATTTCCTTATCTGTGAATCCCTTTTTTGCATACGATTCTATGAGAGAAAGAAATTCCTCGCTTGCGTAATCAAACTTAGGCTTTCTTCCTCCTTTACCTTTTTTGTTTTGAGATTCACTTTTTGTCATAATCTTATCCGTTAGCTAAACCTCGGCTAGCAGTTGTGTAACCCCTTCTATCTCTGAAATTGGAGAAAGGAGCAGTGAAGAGTCTACTTTTAAACTTCTTGCCAGATTTTGGGTTACATTATACCCTGCACGAGAGATTCGTTGGTTATTTGATATGTTTCTTGCAATATTACCACTTGCTGCATAGGTTTTTCTCAACCTTTTTGTTGTTGAAAGAATTTCGCTGTAACTTCTTTGTCTTTTTTTGACTCTGCTTTCCTCCTATAATTAATCTATTCTCTCTACTTGTTCATCGAATACCTCTCCCTTGATAAATTTCATATCTGGATCATAACCGAACCTTTCACAGAAAGCTGCTTTAGCTTTATAGGAATCAAAGGACAACATTACGTAGGCATCCATGTCCTCGGCTTGCTTTTGTGCATTCTCCTTAACCTGCTGCTTGACCTCTTTCATGTGGGCAACCTTTTCGGCACGCTCTAGCTGTTTAGCGGCTTTTTCGGCTTCTTTCTGTTCGTTAACAGGCGACATCATATCAGACAAAGCATCAGCAATGGAGCTTTCTTCTTCAGTCTGCAACAGATAATCAACACCAATCATGTTTAGGTCAGCATCAGTCAAGCCCGCGTCTTTCCAATCAATGTCAGGAACAATCTGTGCAAGAGCATCAAAATCCCAGGTACCTTGTGCGTTTGGGTTATTCATCAGAATATTTAGTTCTTTCTCCTGCTTTTCGTCCACGTCAATTACGTCGACTCGGATGCGGTAGTCGTTATCGGGGAACTTCTGCAATTCATCCATGACAGACAAACGCTGATGCCCGCTGACTACGGTTAACCCGGTTCGCTTGTTCACGACAATTCCACCGACTAACCCGAATTTCTTGATACCACGTTTTAATGTCTTTCGTGATTCATCGGATAGTTTTCGGGGATTATAGTCCGCAAAGTGGATGGCAGAACGGTTAAGTTCCACCGATTCACTTTTGATATACTTTGAAAGCTCCATGTTATCCATTGCTTAAACCTGTTGCACGATTAGCTACCTGTCTACGCGCTAGTTTTCCCATTGTGCTATTATAGGCATTCACTATACTTAAGTTACGCCTTGTAAATCTCGTACCATACCGACTTTCAGCTTCTCGTTGTAATCGAGAGGCTTGAGCTGTTATTTGTGATGCTGTTTTATTTCTTCTTCTGACTCGGCTATTTGTTTTTTATTATTATACTCAAATAAAATTCTTTCACTCATTGGAAATACCCGATAGATTCGTTGTAAATCCTGCGGATAGTTCTCTTTTAACCAAAGCATACAATCAAGATTGAATCCTACCCCTGAACTCGCTTTTAAAGAATATCGGACTGGTTCAGGCAAATTGTGCTGCTTCATGTAAGCAAGAATATCCTTTTGCGTCCAATCAGCCAAAGGATAACATAAGCCGTTATTCTCATATCCGTTAGCTTCATACCCTTTCAGCATCAAACGTCTATTCATGCCATCGGCTTTCTTCATCCCCAAGAACGTGTAATAAACTCCATGGGCAAGTTGCATAGCTTTTACCACATCAGCAAGTTTCAGCAGCTTCACCTTTGGATTAGGGACACAATACAACCCGCCACGAAGAATGTAAGTAAGATTCCAGTGAGGCGCTTGCACAAACTCAATCTTTGGATATTTGGCTTTAGTCCAGCCAATCCATCGGTTTATGTGCTCCAAGTCTTTGACGAAGTACATAAACACACAAACGATCCGATCAAACTTTGGATAGATTAAATCAAGTAAGACAAGCGAATCTTTACCCAAGGATAAAAACAGTAAAGCCTCATTCGATTTTACCCGAATGAGGTCTATATACCGGTTCGCTTGCTCTACTTTATTCATAGCTAACCACCAGATAATCCAAATGAAACACGAAGATCACCGTAACGTTGTCTACGTGAACCTAACTGGGTGGCACTTGCCGTACCCCTACGATTAGCAACTAATCTACCACCAGCACCTGCGCCATTCATATTTCTGCGCGGTCCGGCTACTCTGTTTACTCTTCTTGCGACTCAGCAATAATTTTTAAATTAAACAATCAATCTATATGTTTCTCTAATACCTCGCCTAAAGTATAGTCCATTTGGGCTGTAAGGTATTCTTCGCCTTGGTGTTCGTAGACAATATCGTTACCATCTTCATCGGTAAGGATCGAAGCTTCTGCACCTTTAACCTCTACAATAGCATAAGGCCGTTTGCCTTTGTACTCACCAGTGAGAAATTTAATAGCATCGTACTTGATAGGCTTTAACTCGATTTCCCCCTCTTCGGGAAGTTCTTCATCAGCTTTATATTCTTTACCACCACATAAGTAGGTTATGTACTTTTTTGCATTGGTAGGTCTGATTTCGCGGTATTCGTGCGTTTTCTTACCAGCCAAAATTTCATCGAAATATATTTGCTTAATACTAAGCGTTAGAATGTTCATAATCGTGTCTTTTAAATTAATAATTAAGTAGTTGCGGAAACAGGACTCGAACCTGTGACCACCGCCAAGTCAAAGCGGTAAGCTAACCAACTGCTCCATTCCGCGATATATTTCTTTTAAGTATATAATTCAATGTGCCTTTGCTACTTATCGAATATTTCTTCATAAGCTCTCTATAATTAGAACCCTTTGAGTATTCTAATTGAATCTGTTGTGCTAATTCATCTGAGTATTTTTTAATTGCCTCTGATGCTTTTTTAGCGCAGCGCATTCTTGTTTCTTTAGCCTTATCCATCGCATTTTCAAACGGTGTACCTATTGCTATATTCTCATACGAATTATCAAAAGAATCACCATTTAAATGTTTAACTTCAATGCCTTTGTCAAAAATAGCATCACCAAATTTTTGATAAGCCTGCAATCTATGTACATAGACCTTGATAACTTTCGTTTCACTCACCCTTATGCCAATATACATATACGGGTCACTGCCACGCGTACCGACTTTTTTACCGCGTGCAGAAAAGGCATTGCCTTGTGAATCGACATAATACCCTTTATCTTTGGCTAATATTTCATATCTGCTCTTCATATTTTAAATATTCACTTCAAAGGTACTATCACAACCAAAGATAACGAAATTTATCTTAGTCTGATACACAACAACTGTCTTATTGTTGTAAACTAAGCCACTTATCACGTTTTTCTCTGCACTTTTCTAAGGTTGCCGCGCAACAGGTAAATAATTCACCATTTTCAGTACGGTAGTCATACTGGTACATTCTCACTCTCTTGCCTTTCAACTTAGCGTTGTAGGTACAGTAGTTCTCTTTACCAGGGGCGCATACACTGCAGCCGTTTTTGTTTATTGAGTTCATAATCGTTTAATTTATTTGTTCGATAAATATGTACTTAGTATAACAATCATAACCATTTGATTTGAAACGGTGTACATAAACACCGTCTACAAATGGATACGGGTAACTCTTAAAAATGCGGTGATATTCTTCTTCGGTGAATACTCTATCTTTATTACGTTCATCTGTAGCAAAAGGTAGATTGTTTAAATCAGGCTGGCAGGCCAAAAATTTAGGGGCATAAATCTGCACCTGTATTGTACCTATTTTCATAAGAGTGTTATTAAAGATTCATATATAAACAAGTCAGATCACATTCTTCATCGTAGTCGTATTCAAGCGATACGGGTGCAAAGTATTGCTGTATCTTCTTTGCTGCTGTTTCATTCTTACCCTCAAAAGAGAAAGTAAAAGAGCGTTTGCCTCTGACTGTTATTTCAACCGGTATACCTGCTACCTTAGTCATGTTGTTTTCAAGTTCTTGTTTTGTCATAATCGTATATTTAAGCGTTAATACCAATTGCATTTCTCATAAAGTCACTCGCTTGCTCTACTGACATATCCAACTTCTTTTGGATCAGAATAAGCATACAGCTTACTTGCTCTTTTGTATTTAAGTTGCCTTGTACAAATTCTGACATGATGAACTTTTCTATTGTTCTTTGTTTAATTACTGATGTTGCCATAATCGTGTGTATTGTGGTAGCCCGAAGGCTACCGGATTAAACCAAACCCAATCTTTTCGCAATGTAAGCGTCATGATTAATCTCGCCATAAGAGGCATATTCATTCGGGCTGTTTCTTTCAAGGGTTCTGCGATACTCATCGCATAATTCTTGCGCCTCAATCTGCGTGAGATTTGATGCTATTAGACACTCTTTGTTGCCAACTATCTCTTGTATGTATACAAACCAAGTATTTTTGCTTTTCATAATCTTCTGTGTTACGCAGGGCTTTCGCCCTGCTGGTTAAGCTTAGTTTATTTCGTAATAAGGTTGCTCGCCTCTAATAACTCTCTTTGCATCTGCAATGCTATCATACAGCTTTGCTTCATCATTGTCTATGATTACAAATTCTTGATGAAAGCCATCTTCAAACATTGTTATTGTGTGACCTTTGTAACTTACTTCTTTTATGATCTTCTTTGTTGTCATAATCGTATATCTTTTAATTGCTATTATTATTTAATACCGCAAAGTTTTGAAACTTTCAATAGCTCTTTATCGCTCATAAATATGAGGTCGAAGAAAACACCTTCATCAAAAGGTTTGTTTTGTAATATAGCTGCTGATTTCATTTCAACCATTATTCTGGTAATTATTTCACCTTTTACTTTATCACTCATTTTTGTTGCCATAATCATATATCTTTTAATTGTTATTACTTCGTTTCTGATGATGCAAATGTAAATAGTATTATTTACCTATGCAATAGATATGCAATAAAACTATACTCGTTTAACTATTATTAGTAAATAGTTCTATTTACATATTGCTTATTAATGTAACTTTGCAGAAAAATAAACGATATGACAAGAATAAAAGAAATATTAAAAGAAAAAGGGCTGACGGTTAATCAGCTTGCAGATATGCTTGAAATAAGCAGGCAGGCATTAAGCAAACAGATACAGGGTAAAATGCTTGTCGAGACAGCACAACGTATTGCAGAGGCTTTAGATGTTCCCATGTGGCAACTCTTTGCATCACCGGAAGAAGTCAAAGGAGAAGAAGACAAGAACACCCTCACCTGTCCCAAGTGTGGTACTAAGTTTAAGATGGAGGAATAAAAAATACATTACTATGAAAACAGCACATACAGCAAATGGTACTTTCCCTGGAACTCCGTTAGTGGGAGACGATAGCTTTGCAAAACTATACCATTATACCAATCTTGATTCATTTATAAAAATATGGGAGAATCAAACATTAAAATTCGGTGTTATATCAGGGGTTAATGATATTAATGAATATAGTAAGCGAATTTCAACTTCATTATACAATGGCACGTTAATAGAAATTGGACAAAGAATTCGTATAGCAGCCGAAATCATAAACTCATACAAACAAATAAGTTTCACTAAAGATTATGATTCTTATATAAAAGGGTGTATGTCGCCAATGATGTGGGGGCATTATGGAGCGAAGGGAAAAGGTGTTTGTATAGAATTAGATTACAACAAGATACATTTTGATGATAAAATGTACCGGAAAAGTATTATATACTCTAATTTAATTAAGAACACAATTGAAGTACCTATATTGGTAAATGACAAATCAACAATTGAAGAATATATAATCAAAGAACTTGATAATATATTTTTTACAAAAACATCAGATTGGATTGGAGAAAATGAATTCAGGGTTGTAAGTAATAAGCATGATTTTTTGGATATTAGTAATGCAATAACTAATGTTTATGTAACTGATTATTGTAGTGATACATGTATTAAAGTTGAAAAGTTAGTAAACGACCAAGTTCCAGTCAGTTTTTTACATTACATCGGTACAGGAAGTGGATGGAGGTTACCTGTACTCACAGATATAAAAAGGGCTCGTGAACAAGAACTCAAATCTCGCAATAACCCAAATAATGTATTGAATTTAATATAGTTTTAACCACCAAACGCCGCACTCAGTTTGCCGACTAGTGTGAGCGTTCAATAAAACAACTAATATTATGAATTGGATAGATACAAACACTCTAATAGCCATTTGCACCTGTGCGATTGGATTAACGCAGTTTCTTTTATGGAAACATATTGCTAAAGTCAAAGCCTATGAAGCTGAGAAAGGAAAGAACCTTGCAACAAAAGAAGACATAGCAGGGATTACTAAAGAAATAGAATCTGTAAAAGAAAGCTATAACAAATCTTTAGAAAGTCATAAAATAGAACTTCAAAAAGAATTTGAAGCCCATAAATATATTTCTAATCTATGCAACTCTTTAGACAATCTTTTATTAGAACTAATATCTGAATGCTTAAAAGCAGAAGCGTCAAAAGGTATATTTTATCCAGATAATGATAACAATCTAATACCTACGACATGTAAACTTGCCCGTTTTTTAAATACTTATAGAAAAAGATATGAATCTAATGAATCAATAAAAAAATTGACTAATATATCTAACAAAATAAACATAGAAAATGAACTTCTCGAATTGCAATGTGGAACAGACTGTAATGGTGATATGCTATGTAAAATAAAACGAGAAGATAAAGATGAATTGTTAGAATCTTTAGGATCAACATTATCACTATTTCTCCCTCCTTTCAAAGAGAACAAGCCGGAGCATTAAACTCCGGCTTTCAATTGATTAGCCCCTTGAATTTCAAACGATTTATAATTTCGGTGTAAAGATAGCCTATATCCTCACTAAAATCATCGTAATTTTGATACAGAAACACAACATCTTCGCAGTTGTTGGAAATTGTACTTTCGGATTGAATGCCAACAACCTTCGCTATTTCTCCTCTTATCCCGTAAACAGTCTTCCCACCGGCAAGCGTACTAGGTGAAAACAAGTATAGGATAATAAAGATGAACTTCTTTCTTTGGGTGACATTTTCGAGGCATGGGGGACAATCTCTTTCGTTGAGTATCTCAGCGAATATCTTATAGATTTCATAAATAAGGCTTTTATCAGATAGAATAGGCGTAGATATTGCATTCTCTTCTTCGGAAAGTTCTGATTTCTTGATTCTAATCTTTTTTAAGCGAATAATTCTATCAAAATTCAGTTCCATAACACGATTATTTTAAAAGTAAATAGTATATTTGCATCATAATCGTGTAAGATTTGGGAGAATCAATGCTTGGTCGTGCTGGCAGATTCTCCCTTTCTATTTTAAAGCCCTATTCCTTTTGAGAATGGCTTTATTTTTTTTGTCTACTTCTCTGCTCCATATTGAAGCGTTATAGATAGAAGTTGCATATAATCTCAATTCCTCGCTATTAGCAAGAAAATCTACTCGTAATGCTATTTTCATTGATTCAGCATACAAATTTTTGTCAATATTATTATCCATATATCTATTATTTTAATTAAAGCATAAAAAAACGAATAATCCTTGATAAGAATTATTCGGCATATCAAATTCCTGCTACATCATAGCCCAGAACAAAGAATTAATATATTGTGGGAGAAAGAATGTATACAGAAATGCAACATCAAAATCCTCACATTAGAAATTTAAATGGCTAGTATCTTACCTTTTATATGATACTATTGTAATTATGGTTAGTTTTATCCAAAAGGTTTATTCTAATTTAATTTCTGTATTATGCGAACAACTACCACATGAGTGTACCTTTTTCTGTGGTTCTCCAAAAAGTCTATTAAGCTCATAGCTATTGATCCATTCCTCAAATTCATCCACTAGATTTTGATCTTTTATAATTCTATGCCCACGCCCTTTTTTTCGAAAATTCAAAAATTTAGTCGGCAAAAATATGGCAGAATCACCAAAATAATAAAAATGTGTTGATAATAAAACATTTATTCCACTTAAATCCCGCTCACTATCACACATATTATGGGCTCCGGCCCTTTGTATAGGAGAATCTCCCTTAGAATAATCATAGATACAATCTCCTCTACGTTCAATTATATCATCAGAATTTATTTGGGGAATTTTAATATGCAACTTAGATCTGCATAGGATATCATATTCTTTAAAAGATAAAACTTCCGTTATTTTCATTGCATAAACCAAAGTATCACCTAAACCTAATTCAAATGATCCAGTTCCAATAACCCAATCACCCACTTGGGCTTTTTTTCTAATGACAGGCTTGCATATTGCCAAAGTACAGACACCACCATAAGGGTTAGGCGCCACTCCGTCATCATATCTTAGCACATACGAATAAATTTGACACATAACACATTTTTTTATAATAATATTATTAAGACATTTTACTTTATAAAGTAATAAGCAGTATTTCCTTCTTATCGTTCCAAATATATACAAAAAAAATCGATATCAGCTTAATAGTACATCATAGTCTATTGAAAAACATATATTTTATTATAAATATATAGTATAAGAAAAAGAAATCTATTTGTTTATGGATTATGTTAGCAAAAACAACAGTTAAACATTTGTTTCTTTTCGGTAAATAGAAAAATAAATCGTTTCATTAAAACAAATTCATTACCTTTGCAACCGTTAATAGATTTCTTAACTAGGAAAATATTAAAAAATTAGAGTACAACATAATATAAAAAACACGGTATCATGATTTTTTCGCTTAGTATGTCAACAATTTTATGCCTTGGCTTAATTATTTTCTGCACACTCATATCCTATGGGTATATCAGAAGATTAAATAGTAAAGGCAAGTTAGTATCAAACCGTCGTTGGGTTGAAAATATCCCTTCAATTATTTCTACATTAGGAGTATTAGGTACATTCTATGGTATCACAACAGGACTTATTTATTTCAATTCTAATGATCTTGACACAAGTATTCCCGAACTATTAGACGGATTAAAAACGGCCTTTTTTACATCAATTGCTGGTATGTTAGGTTCTCTATTTTTGTCTAGAATAACCAACTCATATTTTGATAAAACAGACGGTGGCATTTCAGACGCCAATCATGCAGCATCACAAATATGCCAGGCAGTTCAACAGATGAGCCAAAGTAACATGACCACTCTTAATGCTTTAAGAGAACAAGCTGAAAACCAAGCTAAAGACCAGACTATATTCTATCGTACTGTAAGTGATATCCTCACCTCCCTTCAAACGTCTTACACAAATACAGAAAATGCAATAAACTCAATGGTTATTTTAGCTCGAAGCCAAGAAGTAGCTCTCAACGACCTTAGAAATAAAGCCGAAAGTGTTACTCTATCTCTGGGCACAGTAGAAGAAAACTCCACCTCTCAAACTGCTGCACTCACAAATATCCAACTACAAACGAAAGATTTATCAAACATTAATCATAACATTAATGAAATGCTTGACGTTCTTTCAGGCATGAGTAGCACCCAAGAAGAAATATCCGAAGAAGTTAAAACGTTTGGAGGAAAACTTCATTCAGAAGTAGTTGAAATTGAGGATAAAATGGATGCCACAAATCATCTTTTAGTTGCTAAATTCAATGAGTTTTCTGAACTATTGAAAAAGAGCAATACTGAAGCCCTTGTAGAAGTAATGAAAACTGTTACAGAAGAATTTCAGAAACAGATGAATGCGCTCATTAATAAACTTATTCAAGAAAATTTCGATCAACTAAACCAAAGTGTAGAGAAACTCAATACTTGGCAACAAGAAAATAAAAACATGATATCCTCTCTTACTAAGCAATATAAAGAAATGGCGAACAATTTTGAAAGTACTTCTACTACACTTACAAAAGTTAGTGATGACACAAAAACTCTCGTCAGTGAAGGTGGCAAGCTCAAACAACTTATTGACTCTCTTAATCAGGTTATTATTGAAGACCAAAAATTTATTGATGTTTCAAATAAACTTCAAGAAACAGCGACTCTCTCAAAAAACAATATGGAACAATTTGACGAATCTACGAAAGTTTTAAATGATTGGGTTCGAAAACAACGTAATTTTGTAGATGGCGTTCAACTTCTTATTGAAAAACTCGACGAACTCAATAAAATCCGTGATTATGGCGAACAGTTTTGGAAAGGTACAAAAGAAAAAATGGAAGAAGGAGTCAGCATAATCACAAAAGGATCTCAAACTCTCAACACACAATTAACTTCACTTGATCGCCAATTTTATAATCGGTTAGGTGCCACACTTGCTGAACTAGACAACTGTATTACTAAAATGGTTGAACACGTCAATAATCGTAGATAATTATGGCTAAGTCTAATGTTTGGATGTCAGTTTCTGACCTAATGACAGGTCTCATGGTTATATTTCTGTTCATAGCAATAGCCTACATCAGTCGTGTAAAACAGAATCAAACTGTACTTACAGATTATATTGAAACAAAAAACGAACTTCACAACAAACTTGTTAAAGAATTCGCTGGTGATACTTTACAATGGCAAATGGCTATTGGCAAAGATCTTTCCATGAAATTCAAGGAACCAACTGTTCTTTTTGCTTCAGGGTCAGCTGATTTGACACCTCGTTTCTGTCAAATCCTCAATAACTTTCTGCCCAGGTATTTCAACATCTTACTCAATGATAGTTTACGAAGCAATATTAGAGAAATTCGAATTGAAGGCCATACAGATAATGTACCGATGCCTAGTTATGATATGGATTCTTATATTGCCAATGTTATTTTATCCCAAAAACGTTCACTTAGTGTATTAAAGTATTTCCGAAAAATGGAAGTTTTCGAAAGATACACTCAAGAGCAACAACGCTTACTTGAATTTTGGTTCACAGCTAACGGGCTTTCTTATGGCAAATCACTTGATAGTAATGGTGATTATACTATTACTACAGGTAAGGAGATTGATAAAGAAAAATCTAGGCGTGTAGAGTTCCGAATAGTTACAAGTGGCGATGATATACTTGAAAACTTCGTGAATAAAAATAAAAACTGATATCTATGAATACTGAAGAGCCTTTTTACCAGTTTGATCGTCTAAAATCGCAACTTAGGACTATGGGGATCGAGATTGGAGAAGCATCACCATGGACCCCAGTAGGAACAATTGAAGTTCTTCCTGAAGATATTGGAACAAAAATAAAGTTTGAAGAAAACGGCATCTTTTACATTGATGACAACAAGATAGAACATCAAGGTTTCATGTATAAGCGTAATTTCTATTTTCATGATTATGGAGAAGCAATGCCAAAATTTCATATAAGAAATTGCGAGGCACTTCAACTCTATGGCAAAGATGCTTATCGTTTTGCAAACAATGAACCTATTAAAGTCTTTGCAAGAGATAGAGCAGTTCGCCATGAAGTAGAAGTTTCCGGATTACAACTATGTAACTATTGTGCCAATATACTTGCTGGAGAATTAACTAATAAAATTCATAATTCCACTGATTTTGTAGAGTTCCTCAAACAAACAGAAGGAATTTTCCCTGATGAAAATGGAGATGTTGATGTTGACATCTTTGGCTATACCAAGAATTGGGAACAAATAAGTCATGCGTATCGTTCTTTACATCAATTTACATGTGAACGATGCGGTTTGCAAATAACTAACCTTTTTGATCAACATTATATGCATACCCACCATAAAAATGGAAACAAAATAGATAATCGAGAGACTAACCTCGAATGTCTTTGTGTTCGTTGCCATTCAGAGGTAGATGATCGGCATAGAAAACGTCTTAGTACTGGAGCAAATAGGATTATACTAGAAGATTTCAATGAGAAGTACCCTTCATATAATAAATATGTTTTAGAAGACAATGATTTACCTTTTTAATATGTCAATTCGAATCACTTAAAAAGTTCAAACTCATCTTCCTGACCTATTCGATCAACAGGGAATGTTGCAAAGTTATGAGACAACTTCTTCTCTTTTAATATCAGATACCTTATGTCTTCGAATAGTCAACTCTCTTTGGGGAACTTCTATTTTCCTACGAGTTATATATCTATATTTATCTTTATAATCATTCATATCTTTCTTGTTTTACTCTAATTAAAATGCACCTCCATCACAGGCGTAAAGAATAATTGCTACTATTCTATCACTTTTCATTCTTCCATTTTCGCCTACTCCATCATTATCATCCTTATCAAGTTTCAAGATGTTTAAATTTCCATCAGCAAAGAGAGTTAGATTCTTAGGTCTCTTTCGGATTAACTTCTTCAGCTCCTTAATCCACTCTTCTTCTTTTTTCGTTAATTTGATTATTTCCATAATGTTCCTTATTATTTTGTTTTTAATTATTTACCCAAGCCTTTTACGGGTAAAGTACTCACATATTTTGCTTTAGATTTCCACCATGTACCACATTGTTCGCATTGTACAATATCGTCTGTACCATATAGCTTAAACCAATGACTTGAATCACACTTACATTTCCGCATTGGTGATTTACATATACATGCCGGCATTTGATTTCTTTCTTGTTATGGGGTAATCAATTCGGGATTATCATAGATATTACCAATCACGATAGTATCATCCATTTTTGTAAGATCAGATTGCCCGAAATAGAATAAATTTCGACCATTAGAAAGTTGAAAACGACAATTATCATATAGGATAATAGCTGTATATTCTTCTGGTTCAAAACCAAATGTAATAGTGTGAAGAATATCCCTTTCATAGATTTCTTTTCCGTTCTTGTCGAATAATCCAGTGAACTGACCTACGGTTTCGGGATAAACCTCATACATGCCGATGCTTTTCCCTATTTCGATATTATTTAAGGGTGGAATGACAGCATACCTGTCCTTTTCGATCTTAACGAGGGAGCCATACAGCCAGTCTTCCCTGTATATGCTTTTCCCTCTGAATTTTATTGTACGATTCATTTTATTCCTCCTTATCTTTAAAGTGTTCCATTAGCTCTTCTACGGTAGCCTTATGACTACAATGGAACCATGCCGCCTGTACACTATCTTTAATATTTTCTAGTGCATAATTGATGTCATCGTCATCGCATATAAACCAAATATTTTCAGGAGGATATACAAACCATTGTGAATCGTCAGTATCGTCTCTCAATGCAGCAATAGCCAAGAAAAGTTCTTCGTTGGTTCCGCAATCAATTCTGCCTTTCTTGGTTACGGTATCTATATCATATATCACCCCATATAAATCCCCATAAGATGTTATGATTGCTCTTCCTTCTTCAATTCTTTTATGACTTCCTCTACCGTCATAATTATGTGCATCTAAGGTTGTATTACCAGAATTAAGTATGTTATACCCCAATTCTTCCAACTTCTTCCGAAGCTCCGGTGTGTTTTTCCTTATAAAACACGGTGTTGTAAATCCCATAGTTAGTTCTCCTTCCTATTTATACATTAATTAATATCCATACTGATAAGCTATTTTACAATCGTGGTGAAGTCTAACAGCTTCTATATCGTGCTTTGAGTACCATCTATCACAATAAGGACACTTTATTATCCCTTTATATGCTTTTCTCCTATCTTCACTCATCTTTTCTTTTATATGTTCTGACAAAGCATCTTGTGCTGATTTATCAAAGGTTATACATTTGATTTTACCCATATTAATTTCTTTCTAATCTTGTTTTTAATGCCGTTCAGAATATTTCTCTAACTCCAACATAAGTCTTTCAGCGGCACGTTGTATTTCTTTAGTACTATCACCGCAATTATTACAAGCTTCTAGTAACCTATTCAACATGGATAATATTTCCTCTCTAAAAAATACAGTGAATACTTTCATATCTTATACCTTTTCCTTCTTTACCAATTCAACTTCTGTCGGCTCTTCATCTCCCCATTTTACTTCGGGAAACCAAGATTCTGGAAGCTCCACTATTCTATCACTACTTCTATCGGGATTTATCCACGCAGTTCCACATTTATATGGCTTTTCTTCAAAAAGATACAACCACCCTATTTTGTCTCTTGCTACATACATATTCAATCTCCTTTCTTTAGTTCTTCAATAAGAGCATCAGCACAACTAACCGCATATTGAGCAACCGCTTTAGGCACTGTATGTTTCTCGTTCTCCTTGTATTCCGCACAAGCACAAGCAAAATTAACCTCCTCTTTGTCACTCAATATTCCTTGCATGGCGGATTTCGCCAATTCGTAACGCCTCTGTTCCCAATCGATAGCTTCAAAATCTTCAAAGAAGTCCAATTCTGAAACTTTGAAATACCTACCTTTCACTAAGACAGTTCCATCATCATATAAATCCTCAACCTCTACAATCTTTCCGCTTGATTTTATTCTTGCTTTCATATCAATCTCCTTTCTCTTTAATCCGTTCTAGTACATCTCTGTTGGCTTCCAGTATTTCATCGAAAGACGGAATTGGCATCCATGCAAGTACTTCACTAGAACCAAACACCATTCTTTTTTCGCCAATATAGAAAAGTTCTTGAATTTGCATTTCCCCTTCATATTCATAAAGAACTAAAACTTTTCCCTCATAGTTCGGCAATCGTTCTTCCATACTTATCCACGGGGATTGCTTTGCGTGCCATTCTGCACCAGCGATAAAAGAACGTTCTGCCGTTGCACGAACATTCAGCACCTTTTTCATTTCTATTTCTGCATATTGTTTTGCAGCTTCTTTCATATCTTTACTCATATATCTGTTTGTTTAAATCTTTATAAAAACAAAGCAGAAGAGGTGCTGCATAGCAAGATAGCTTTTAAACCACCTCCCCGAAGGTTCGAACTTCTTGAGCAATTTCCGTGACTTACTGTACACATTCGGCTTTGTTTCATTTCCATCTCGATTTGAATTTACTTGTACCAACGTCCACCGCAATATTTACATACGAAATATTTTCCCATACTCATCACCTGCACTTTTTCATCAACACATATACGACATATGCAAACATTGTGGTCGCCATCTGACACGGGTTCCTGAATCTTATCATATTCCCAAAGGGATAGTTTACCTTTAGCCGGTATTGGTTCAGGGAATGAGATAGGATTAGCCAATACCCAATTATATACACCTTTATTCGCCCAAATGGATGGATGGTTTTGCACACAGTCTACAATCTCCACACTACCGATGATGGAGCCAAAAGGAAGATCGTTGAAACCTATACGGCTCATAGGCGTATTAAGAATCTTTAGTCTTTGATTTGGCTGTAAGCAGCCAAACTTGGCAATATCACCCTTTGCGCTTGAATGAATAAGGACACGTCCACGGAAATTTGTTCGCCAACTCCGGTTCTCAATATCCTTGATACCGTGAACGATCAATGAGGCCCACGGTTGCTTTATTGTTATTGCTTTCATTGTTCCAAACTTTTTTTTGTTGCTACTTGTTTAATTAAAAAATAGATTATATGAGAACCAAATTACTACTTACGTTATTCTGCATATCATTATGCCTTAACATTGCTTCATGTATGTCGGTGAGGGTTCACCCGCATAAGGATAAAACAATTCCTCCAGGACAAATAAAGAAAGTGACAGGCAGTAAGTCTGCGAGATATTATGCTCCGGGGCACAATAAGTAGAATAGTTATTCTTCTGTTTTTCGCAAATCCTTGATAATTCTTCAAGAACTTGCAAGGTCATTACTTGGTCTTATTCATTAAAAAACTAGGTCTTTTAACAGTTTGCTATTTTGATTTGATAGCTAGTACTTCTTCCCATGCATCTTTTCACGGAGTTCGTTATACTTCATTTTCTGCTCGATGTGCCAAAGCAGGCCTATATCTAAGTACTTGGCAAGCCCGAAGATTGATAGTATCATATCATTCACGGCTGTAGGAAAATCAAATATTCCGTCATACCTAACAGGAAGTGTAGAGATGGAATAGATTGATTCGGTGAAAGTTTCGTCTTTACAGGCTTCTGCCATATCTTCAATACAGTCATCAATATCTCCGTTGGCAAGTTCGAGGCTTATTCCTCGAAGTCCTGCAAGATCAAGCAAGCGGATTACAGCATCGGCTAACTCTTCCTCAATTGAGCCTTTTATAGTTTCATTGTATGCGACTTCGTAACCACGCTCTTTGGGAATATCTGGGTCTAACCCTTGACAAATGCGGCTGTTAGCAATCTTCTTATTATACCGATCAACATTGGCACGCTTTCCCCTTCTATCATCTTCCACAGCTTCCATTAGTTCGGATATTACAAGACAAAGATAGTACTCGTTACTCAATTCTTGATCGTGGAAGCCGTGTTCACAAGCGGTTTTATATGCCCTATCACGGAGGGCGTTCAAATCTATTTTACTCATATCTTATTTGTTATTCGTCAATTACTTCTTATTCTCCTTGCATTTCTTGCAGAGATAAAGCTCTGTATCTTCATCTCTACCCTCTGATTTCCACATATCAGACATACAATTATCGCAATATGTAGCTTCACTTTCATCTTCACATGCTCCACAAAAGTTCTTTCCCTCAATCTCGTAATGACAACCTTCGGAATAACTATCATACAATCTCTTACACACGTCACACATTTCTATCGAATCCGGTAGTATGGGGAAGTGTTCTTGTAGATACCCAATAACAGTATTTGATTGTTCTGGAGTAAGTTTGACTTTATACTCATCACCTAAAGAAATTCCTTCTGGAATATCACCCTGCAAAAAGGAATGAAACTCTTGAATCCATTCTAAATCGCTCCAATCACGATTAGAATTATTCTTTTGAAGTTTGATCTCATTCTTATTCATTTCTAATTTGAAATGAGTTTTTTCTAACTGCTTGCCATATATTTTTGCCATATTCTTGTTCTTCTTTTTAATAATTCTTATTTTTGCATATATATAATAAATATGGAAGGAGAATATACTGAAAAATTAAATACTTTAAATGCTAATCTTGTTGTTACAAACTCTGATTATTATATTAGATTTTACTTTCCAGGTCCTGATTTAAGATACAATGGAACTTTTTTTTCAATATATGCAGATGATATAGATAGATATATTATTGCTCTAAGAAATAATTGGCTCAAATATTTAGAGCTTGAAAAAGTGCTATTACCTGGTGAACTCAACATATCCGGTGAAATGGGAATGAAAATTGTTCGTGGGCAATATTTCAAAGGTGTTTCTCTACATTCTTTTGATTTTTTCATATCAACTGAAAAAGAGATGGAAGCAGTTATTAAAGAACTACAATTTGCAAAAGAAAGAGGTAAATACATTTTTGATTTCTTATCAGTTTTACGTTAATCAAATAAATACGTAATCTCCATTTTGAAATCCCCAAATAGTATGTGTTAAAATCCAATAATCATAGAATTCACGCCCATCCATTTCGCATACAACCGGAAGTAAGATTGATTTATCATTATAAGCCAATGGGATGACAATTCCGGCAAATGCACCATTACACCCAGTAAACTTACGACCTGCTTTTAATCCTTGTATTATTTCCTCTTCATTCATATCTGTATTGTTATGAGGTTCTTTATTTATTTTAAATTCAAAAATATTATCTATCAAATTATCCACAAAGACATTATTTAAAGCATCATATTTTTCACTCCAACTTGATTTCTTGTAGTAATCTAAAATCTGGCTTGATGTGCGTTTTATGCTTTTAATGTGCGTATATAGGGGGGACTTATTCAGGTATAACTTGCTAGGAAGTACTTGCAAACAGTAATGTTTTCCAATATCATTGATAATAGGATTATCATTCTGTATCACAAAATAATATTCAATCCCGTATTTTTCAAGCCAATAAGCAATCCTGTATGCAAAATAGCAACATCCACCAGAGTTTATATTATACAGCCTATCTAGTTCATAGGCTGTATAATTCAGTTTTGTAACTACAAATTCCATGATTTACATAAAGTTTACATCACATCTTTTGAAGCAATACATTGCTCCTACACGAGCATAGTTTCCATGATCTATGCCTTCTTTCCAATTAAAAGTAATTTTCTTTTTCATAAGACATTACGCTTACCTATACAGCATTAGGTTCAAGTTTTTGCAATTTTACGTTAGTTTATAATGCTAATTTTGGTTCTCGCATAGCCTGTAATACACGTTCACAGGCTGTATAATAATGCTTTCCCAAATTCTCAAATCCGATAAAATGTCTATTAGTGTTTATACAGGCTACTGCAGTGGTACCACTTCCAATACAATTATCCAGGACGGTTTCACCATCATTGGTGTAAGTCATAATTAAGTACTCCAAAAGCTTCACCGGCTTTTGGTTAGGATGAAGCGAAGAGTTCTGTGTGTCTGTTTTGAAGACTTGTATACTACGCGGATACCTTTCTGTTGAATCATAATGGTAATCCTGATTCATTGCTCCGTACACTTCTGTTTGGCAGTTTTTTGATCTGAAAGTTTTTTTTCTTTCATGACCAGATGTTTTTTGAGGATTATAGGTACATTGCTTTTTGTAGAATACACTAATCAATTCATGATTACGGAGAGGTTGCTTCTTAGCATTTAGAAAGCCAACCCCTTTTATCTTATCCCAAACCCAGTCGTATTTGTACCACTCAATATTACTTAGTCTTAAATAGCTGGAAAAGGGTTCCGCACCAAACAATACAATAGCCCCATTGTCTTTAATGATGCGTTTGTATTGTTCCCATAGAGGTTCAAACGGAATTATTATATCCCATTTACTTTGAGTGGTACCGTATGGAAGATCGCATATTATAGCATCGACACTTTTATCTGGAATACGTTTCATTCCTTCGATACAATCTTCATTGTATATTTTATCTAATTCAATCTCGCACATATCCTGTCTATTGAAATAATGTTTGTTGGACTTGCGACAACACTAGCTTATTCGCATCAGCAAAGAACTTTTTCTTTATCTCGAATCCGTATGCTTTGCGTCCTAGTTGGGCGGCAGCTAGTAAAGTAGAACCGCTTCCGGCACATGGATCAATAACTACATCACCTTTATCAGTGAATATTTCTATTAACCTACGAAGTAATGGTACTGGCTTTTGGGTATTGTGAACCTTCGGTGTTTCATTATCCTGTACCCAATCAAAGCAATTGAATATCATCCGTCCGTCGTTGTTAAACTTTGGAAGCTTGTCACGATACAACAAAAGACCATATTCGCAGTTACCAACCACTTTCATGTTTGCTTTTAAAACCTGCGATGAAAAGTTTTTTCTAAATACAAGATTTATGTATTTACCCAAACCGTATCTCTTACCAAGTTCGATATATCGGAACTGGTCTTCAAATTCACAAAAGATTATCATACATGGTGCACTTTTTTTAGTCTTAGGTTCTTTTACAAGCATTTGGCTACAGAAGTGCATAAACTCTGCCGGGCGAAAGTCTTTATCGGTATCAAAGAATTGTTTGCCCGCCTTATCACTTTCTCCGTTCTTATTATCACCATCCACATACCATGAGGGATTAGAGGCATAAGCATTATTTCCTAAATTGTAAGGGACATCAGCTATAATTAGTTGAGCTTTAGGGATTCCATAAACTTTGTAGTTCTGGAAATGGTCATTATATAGTTCGACTTCTTTCATATCTTACTAATCTTGATTTAATTAATATTATCCATCAGGTGGGCCGCTATCGCATAAACCACCAGGTAAAATAAGATGTTTACTCCTAGGAGAAGGAGGATGTTTAGAAGTATTCTCATGACTAATCCGGCTTCTTATTACTTTCGAAAATATGAGCGAATGTACTTTTTTCATCTGATAGATCGAGTTCAAGTTGTGAAGGGTGACGTTTGATGTAATTATAAAATGCGAACATCTTCTTGTCATCGTCACCGCAGCGGTCTACCAACAGCCGGATGAAAGCCAAAAGGCAATCGGAGTCGTTTCCGAAGTTTTCCTGTGTGGATAGCTGGGATTTATCCACATCTTGTTTCAATTTACGGATCGCGGCTATTGCTGTGTTGAAATTGCGTTTTGCATCGTGGCGTAACTCATAGCCTTGCTTTCCCATTTCGCTTCTCAAATCATAGAGAAGGGTTTCTACGACATCTGTCAACACATAGGTTAAGTTGAGAGTCGTATTAAGATTTGTTGTTCCTATTAACATGATTTTATTTATTTCTTATTTGGATAAATCCACGATTTTCTGTCTCTCTAAGGAGTTCAATATCTTCTTCCTTGATATCGCAAGGAGTTTCACCGTTTACGGTAGTATAGTCCGGGATATTAAACTTATCCCTGATTTTCTTTTTGATTCTAGGGATGTCTTTAGGATCAAGATGCTTTGTTTTCCAATAGATAGTTACTTTCATGATTCTTGCTTATTATAAAACTCTTCTAATTGCATTTTCTGCTTTTCAAACTTTCTTTTGGATAGCTCATCCATTAGACTATTAGATATACGCAAAGCATTGATAGCAGATTCATCTCCAGATGCTGCACGCTTTTCAAGTTCTGTTCTATATTCTTCATAGAACATGCCGGATATAGGCTTTAACTCATCCGCTATATGTGATTTATGCTCATTCCAAGACTGTGTGTCGGCAGCAGCACATCGCTCCTTATTATACTCACGAAGCCAACTCATAATCACCTGCCCATCAATACGATTGTATATTCGTCCGTATTTCATCTTCATGGCATTTTTGAAACAGAGTTTCAAGTCGTCCATTTTGAAGTATGGATATTCCTCCATAATCAAATCAACGGTCATAGCTACTTGAATATCAGACATAGTTTCAGTAGCATTGAAAAATTCCAAAGCATCGGCAAGCAAAAGAACAACGGCGGCTCTTGACTTTGTTTCCCCAAGTATCCTTGTAATTGTTCCTATTGCTGGTTCTGAACTTAAAAATACATCTTCAATCGTTTTGGGGCGAAGCATCTTGCAGTATTGCTCCGGCGAGGTTTTTAAGGCGACCAACCGACTCTCTTCTTGTGGCAGCAGTATCAGTTCGTTTTCCATTGTAATTACCTTCTAAAATTTTAGTATAATTTGCTTGTTTAAATATCCAATCAAAATCACATTTCCAATTGCGGTCATTTCCTCCAAGAAGAAAGGGACTCTGAAGAACAAGATTAAAAGCTGTTCTGATGGATTCTTTGCCATATTGGGATATCCGGGCTTTAACGGCTTTCTTTCTAGCCTCGGTCATTGACTTTATCTGCTGAAGTTTGTTCTTGAATGTAGAGTTATAGTATTCCATCAATCCGTTGTAATCAACCTTTTCAGAAAGGGAGGGCGAAGAAAGCTTGTCTTTCTTTGATACTCCGTTAGGAGTATTTTCTTTCTTTTGATTATTAAGAGATATATCTATATACTCTCTTTCTTTATCTTTCTTTGTATTTGTGCCCTCCGTGTGCCCTAATTTTTGTGAAAATTCAGATTGTGGCGGGTGATTATTCGTAGGCTGTGCCGCAAGTTGTGCCCTTAATTGTGCCCATTCTTCTTTTAAACTATTGATTTCCATGTTAATATCTGTGCCCTTGTTTGTGTCCTTTGTTGTGCCGGCATCGTTATATTCGTCATATTTGCACAATGTTATGATATTGATACCTTGTGTACATTCAGAAGTTATCATACCTTCTTTCCGTAGATGCTCCAAAAAAGAACGGACTTTCTTTTCTGACCATTGCCAACGTTTTGCTAAAAATCTGATGGATGCTGGGTATTGCCCACGATTATAGACCACCTCTCGACCTCCGATACACTCCTTTCGGGGCGTTGCATCAAATCGTGCAGATTGTATTAAATCTAACCACGCTTCGCAACTGCTAAATGTCCGGGTTTCATTCCACATTATATTCGAGAAGAACCTGCGGCTTAGTTTTATAAATCCTTTATCGTTTTCCATTCGATTAAAATCTCACGTTTGTTAATTGTCTTCCTTTAGAGCAAACTACCCATTTACTATTACCGCTATCAAACAACCGTAAATCAGAGACTTCGCCAAAACGTTTGATGTTCCCACATAAATCTACGATCCAGCCACATTCTTTAGAAGGGTGGGGGCGAATAGCCCGACCGACTATCTGATACCACATAGCAAGTGACATCGTAGGACGTGCCATAACGATTGTATCAAGCTCTGGATAATCAAAACCCGTAGTAAGTACTCCAACATTAGCAACTACCGGAATTTCGCCTGATTTGAATTTATTAAGTATCATTTCACGGGTAGCCTTTGGAGTGTCACCCGAAACAATTGCACATCCTGGTATTGACATCGTAAGCCGTTCGGCTTCTTTCAAGAACCGAGTAAATACTAAAATGCCTTTTCTCTTACCACCTGCTTTGGGGGTCATCAGCCTTTGAACGATATGAACGAGATAACCATAGAAGTCTATCCGTTCATATTCTCGTTGAACTGATTTATCGGTATAGTCGGCACCGGTGGTATTTACTTTCAGGTTAAGTTCATTCCATCCTGAAGGATTCATTGGATAATAGTTTAGCTTCGCCAAGTAGCCCATATCTAATAGGGTTGATACCTGTACATGGAAAATGACCTCTGAAAAAACATGAGACTTTGTCCGGGTGATGAATTTCAGCATAGAACCGAAATTACGACTGGATGATAACCGATAAGGCGTAGCTGTCAGCCCAAGAACCTTACACTTCACCGCATCGAAGAAATCCTTATACATTCCTTCTTTGGGGTTTACCAAATGACATTCATCCACAATGATGTTTTTGAAGTGAGTAAAGAGTTCGGGATGAGCTTTCACAGAACCGATGGTAGCAAATGTTATTCGGTTTATCTCCTTTGAGTTGAAGGAAGCAGAATAGATGCTACAGTCGAGAATGCCGTATGAACATAGTTTTTTGAAATTTTGCTCGAGTATTTCCTTACTCGGCTGGAATACTAAAGTATGGCCCTCAAGTCTTGCAGCTATATCCGCAATGATAAGCGACTTTCCCGATCCTGTAGGCAATACCATGATGGCGTTAGTTTTCTTTGCCTTGTTGCTGAAGAAAGAAACGGCTGAATCAGATGCTTTCTGTTGATAATCACGTAGTTTGTACATTGTCTGCTCTTCTTTCTGTAACGGTTCTGATTCTTCCGAGTTTCATTATCTCATCGCACATCCAAGTATATCCACAGAAACCTTTAGATTTCCGCATTATTTTTTTAGATTCGCTTGGTGTAACATATCTGACTTCCACATTTGCTACCCATCCATCGCCAAAATCATAATAGAAGTTTCCTTCTTTTAGATTTGAATAGATTGGCTTTCCACGTCTAAATGCAACCTGCGAATAGGCATATAAATTTCCTTCTCCAGTCCATTTACCATTCCATGAATTGTTTTTGGGCATAGTGAGGATAAATAAAGCTACTGTCTTATTTTCTTTTTTTATCAGTGTGAGTTTATACTCAACTCCTTCAATGATAGTGGATTTCATATTCCTTTCTCCTTTCGTAGTTTCTTATTAAGTGCTTTGTAATACTTGATAAGCTGCTCATAATCAAAATCAGACTTCTTAGAAGTACCGGCAGCTTTCACTTTCAGCAAGTCGAATTTCTGTTGTCCAATTTTGGCTATCAGATTCACCCGATATCCTTCCAGATGATCAGCTTTGAACCTATTGCAGTGACGGCATTCGGCATGGCAGTTATTCTCATCAAACCGTGTCGCCAAATGCGTGCGACTGAAGTAGTGCCCGCAATCGGCTTGCTCAAACGGTTTTATCTGTCCGCAACTGATACAGCGAAAATATCCGTTCGGCATACAATCACGAAGCCGGATAAAGAGAGAGAACTCCTTATCAAGTTTAGCTTTCAAATTCGGCTTCTTCTTTACTGTTACCCCTGCTTTATCAAACAGAGGTAAAGGCTTGTCTTTCTTCTTAGCCTTGGTTCGTTTTATGTAATATGGCATTCTACTATTGGTTTACATAGTTCAATAACTCGCTTACAATCATCCACATCGAACATTCCTATATGGCAAACTTCACGGGGTATATTCAGTTGGTTAGATAGCCATAAGTAAGCTTTGTTTCTGTTCGAGGTATTGGGAATGTGTTTCTTCCAAATCTTATTGATTAGGTCTGTTTTGGCAATCTGGTCAAAATAGAAGTGAGCTTCTTTCTTTGCTTCTCTCAATTCCGCATTTGCTAAACGTCCTAATGCTTGGTTCGTACCCTTATGTACACCAACGTAAGCTCTACAATCACGACACAGATAAATCATGCCGTAGGAACGTCCGTAGATTATGGAACTATCCACGTCTTCAGTAGGCTTACCGCAATAGGGGCAAATCTTAGCTGCTATAATTTCATCCATAATTTTCCAATTAAAAGCCCCGAAGCGTATTCTCCGGGGCATTACATACAATTTAGTCTATGCAGTTGAACAGTGCTGCTCACTTTATTACGTCGGGGACACTATCTGTCTGCGCACAACAGAAACATTCATTTGCAACTGAATGCTTTCGTGTCCCCTTTCTCACACAAGTTTGTGGATAAGCCAGGACTCGAACCTGGACGATAGGAGTTATTTTTGCTATTACATTTAAAATAGCTATGCCCGTTACTTTTATGCACTTAGCTTGGGTGCAACCTACCTATAAACATATCACTTTAGCGTCTAACCAATTCCGCCACTTATCCAATTTTGCCTGTACCACGCTTGATACAGGACTTGTCCTAACTTTAAATAATACTATGAAAAACAAAATATACACCCTCACGGGCTTATTCTTTAGTCTCAATGTAAGCCATTGAGAACTCCATCGGAATATATCTACCAACTGGAATAGGTTTAGCAGATTCAACCATAGCGTGAACTTCTTCTTTGTCATACTCACGCCCGGCCTTTCTCGCTTCCTCTTCTCTTTCGTATTGCTTTTTCTTTAGGTAGTCGGTGATAATCATCATTGCACGGTCAACGTTGAAAGTGTGGACCACAAACGTATAGGTTGATTCACTACCACCACTACCGAAGACTATTCTCGATTCAATTTGGTAGAACTTCTTTTCATCCGGCTTTTCATCTTCTTCATTGTCACCTTCTACATTCAAGTTTTTTTCTTCCCAATCAAGAGGTAAAGTATCAATCTTACGTTCTTTCAAAGTGTCAGTAAGGATGATACAAGTATCGAACTCTTTCACCATGACAATAGTAAAGCCGAAAGAGTAATTGAGTTCTATGTAGTCTTTGAGGATAAGCAAGGCTGTATCAAGCGTACTGGCGTAGAATAGAAACTTATGCTTCTTATCTTTGATTTTAGCCTGTGCGATATATGGATGAAGGTAAGTACTTGGCTGTTCTTGGGCGATACGTTTCTGATTGCTCACCTCTACCTCTTTGATTCCATCAGCTTCCATACTAAAGCGAATTTGTGCCAATCGATCTTGGTCGATTAAATCGCCACGCTCAAATAAGACTTCGTTTCGTTCGATTGATACGACTTGTCCCGTATCTTCGTCTACAGAGTCTTCAGTCCACGTTTTTAGGACACGTTTTGCAAGATACATATTGAGCATCTTGTGAGGATCGGATGTTATATAGCGTTCCTCATTTTTCTTGGTTTCTATCATGGCTTATATTTATTGATTGTTGAGAGAATATCTTCAATAGGTAAAGACACCGCTGTTTTGCCTGGTTCTTCGTATTCTTTCAAATACTCATAAGCATCAGGAAATTGTTCTTTTGCTCTTTTAAATGTCCTCAAAGAAAGAAGGGCTGATACAATTGAATTGTAAGTCTTTTCTTTTTCATCGTTTAGTTTATCAATCTTTATCCGCAGTTTATCAAGATGTTCAATGACTTGACTACCAACTTCGATATGCGGATACCAAGATGATGAAGCAGGAAAATATGATAGCTTCTCAATCCTAATTTCATGTTTACCGGAGTAGAGGGTTGCGCAGGATGATTTCTGAAAGCAACTTCTGTGCTTTTTAAAACAATCTTTCAAATCTTTAGGTAGAGAGTTCTGAATCGCTTCCTCTGATATTATTTGTCTTTCATCTGATAGTGACTTTATCTTAGCAACTATCGGGGCTACCATCTTTTCGGCAACTTGTTCAGATATGGTTCTTGTTATATTCATAATTAAATAAATTCTTTGTTACGTTCAATTTCTTGTTGGATATGGATTAGAAACTGATTTTCATTGGGAGCCGGCAGATAAATACCAGCTTGAGCAACAGAATAGTTTCTGAATCTCTCTATGGCTGTTGTCATCTCGCCAGTGGTAAGTTCTGAACTACTACGCATATAAGTGATTTCATTTCCCTGCTTATTGATTTTCTTTCGTTCGAATAAATCACGATTACAGGTCTTTTTGAAGTAGTCAAGCTTAACCTCATCGAGACTGCAGCCAAGTTCACAGGCAAAAAAACTAAGTATCAGATGTAAATAGCTATTTTGCGCTAATGTGCGGTTGGGAAGTCGCTTTTTAACCTCCACAACCGCGCGGTCTTTGAATAGCTTGTTTACATACTCTTTATACTTATCTACTTCGTAGGGGTTACTCAGGTTGAAGATCATCTAAGCCAAAAATTTTAGTATCAGTAATAAGCTCCCTGTTTTCCTCCAAGAACCGAATAAACTCTTCACAATGATTAGTGAGAATTGGTATATCACGTTCGGGAACAAAAACATAGGTTTCAGTATAAGTATCTACCGGGTAGCCCGCCTTACTAAATTCAAGTATATTATACTCGAATGTTCGTATATCATTGCCATTTTGAATCAAAGCATACGGGTAAACGAGGTGTTGAAAGTGACTTTTGAACTTACCAACGCTGTAGCTACCTGTTGTCTTGATGTCGTGAACGGTGGTAGGCATCAGTTCATCAATGAAGCCATAAACCAATACATTGCCGAATGTGGTAGGAAGGATTGCTTCTACTCGTTGCTGAGTTAGAGCACCTTTGAAGTAGTTGGCAAACTCGCGGCAGATAGAGATAGGAAAAGTAAATACCCTGTTGTTGTAAGTAGCCTGATAAGACAAATCATCTGCTGTCCTCTCTACAATTATATCTTTTGGCTTTCTATTCTCTATCAAGGCATCTACCAATTCATTGAAGCAAGTACCCCTGTCCGCTTTCTCGTTATCAAAAGGCTTTCGATTGATACGGTCTATCAGTTCTTGAAACTGCTGTTCGTGAAATTCTTCGGGAGTATAGGGAGGATTTTCACTCCATCCCCAATACTTATCCCAAATTACATCACTATTCAGATAACCCCAAAAGGCATCAAGAATTGTAGCATAAAAGCGGTACTTAAGCTGCATCTGAATAGGTTTTAGTTTCTTTGTCAAATACCAATCCCAAAGAGTTTACTTTGGCTGCAAACAGGCTTCTCGCTTTCATTAGAGAACTACCAACGTGTTCAAACTCATTGATATGTGAAGCGAACTCATTAGCGGAGTTGGCATCGGTGATAAATTCAATGCTTTCTTTTATTTCTTCTATCACCTTGTCATACTTTTCCTGCGCTTCCTTCTTAGCCGCCAGCATACTTAAATATGAATTGATTATCTTAGTGGTGATAAAGTCGTTCTTTGCGGTCGGATTACCGCTCTTATCGACGATAGTAGGCACCTCCATTACAGAAGGTAGATTGCAAGTATTCTTACCGTCATTTCTTGAAGTCGGGTCAAAAGTTATAGTGCGTCTTTGAACGCCTCTTTCGCTTTTCATTTCAAGATAACCGAGCAAATCCAGTTCAGTAACGATGGAGTTGTAGGACTTCTCACGTAAGGCAGGAATGAACACCGTATCATCACCTTCTTTTCTCGTATCACGGTGGGCGACAAAAATGATATGTTTATTCAGACTTGAGAGTGTTCTTGTCATCCAAGAAAATTCCGCATTGATACCACTCCAATCTCTGATAGACGGTTGGCGGCTACCACATTTATAAGTAATGATAAAGTCCATCATCTTACCGATAGTATCAACAACGATTGTCTGATAAGCTGACAAATCTTCTTGCAAGACTTGTTGAACATCACTCCAAGAAGTGACTTGTACTGTGTCTATGTTTTCCAAATGTACCATATTCATACGTTTCACCCCGTTATCGAAATCCAATAACAAAGGTTTCGGAGCACTCAATGCTACCGTACTCTTTCCCATACCGGCTTGACCGTAAATCATCATTTTTACTGTGGTAGGGATTACTAATTCATTACTTTTTTTGATAAGACTCATAATCGTAAAATTTAAAGGGTTAATTATATTCTTTGTTCTTTAGAATCAATAGCGTAAAGAAGCACATCACAAGCATTGATTGCATAAGGAGACATTTTCGTGGTTCCGGTCTTTTCTGCCCGTATTTTCTTTTCTGCTATCAGCTTTTCAAGTCTATAGCGACCGCCTACAAACTCTTTGGCCTGCTCTTTATTGAGAGAAACTCTGCTACCTATTCGATAGAGAGTATTTAGTTTTGCCTCTGCATTCATTCTGACCTCCTTACTCTTTCAATAGTTTCAACTCTTGTTCTTCTTGCCCTTCTCATATCACTCTGTTCGTGATAAAGTGAAAAAGAAAAAAGGCATAAAAAGCAGCAAGCAACTGCAGAACGAGCAATAGGAGAGAAGTCCATAGTAAATTTCATTCCTGTCATTCGTTCATAAAACATTGTCGCCAGCTCTCTTCCGTTTCTAATTCGAAGAATTCTGAAAGCCTCTTGCAGTTGGTTATTTATCGTACTCAACGCCCTGCATTTCATCGAAGCTATCTCCTTCTTCTCATACCCCTGTGCGTACATTCGTGCTGTAACCTCACATTCAGGTGTAAGTTCTGTTAATACTCTTTCCATAATCGTGTAAGTTGATTGGTTACGCAGTTCTGGTAACTATAACAATACCTTTTTCTTTGAATGATTCAGACTTCCATTTCTTGCCTTCGCTGTAATGTTTGGCGTTCAAAAGGGATACATTGTTACGAATTGTCTCTAACGAAGATATTGGCAATTTGATTGTTGCCCCTTTCTTCATGGTTTTCATTTTTTCTTTGCTACTTACTTTTTCCATAAGCTGTTTTTTAAATTAGTGATTGTGGATAAGCCCCGATTCGAACGGGGATGGGCTTTACTGCCAATGAGCGAGAGTCCCGGCATACGTTCCGTGCGTTTTCCAATTCCGCCACTTATCCATATTTGCCACACCAACGCTATGATGTGAACTTGAGGTAAAAACTATAATTACGAATAAAACTTCTGTTCACTCTCACGAGCTACTTTGTTCCCGGATACCGAATCAACGGACACCGGGATAGATGCAGAACATTTAAAAATCAAATAAATACAGGGGCTTAAACCCTACGACGTCCTTTTCGTCGGCATCATTGGTTAAACATAAAATAAACTTTGTGAAGGAACCCGGACTCGAACCGGGAATGCCAAGCTTTATCGTGTCTGCCAATTCCGCCATTCCTTCAAATAAAAAAGGTGCACTATCTTCACAGACCGCGCACCAGTACAACACAAACACAAAATAAAACACGATAAAAACTACTATATTTTTCAGAATCCGCCCGGCTGGTTTCCCTTACTCACAGTACTGACTTATTGCAGGAACCTTATGCCAGATTATCGGTCTACCTTTTTGCGGATGTCTGTTTGGATTTTAGTTGTTTCAATTCTTCAATCATCCTTTCAAGGCGATTGTATTCTTCTCTCCCGGCATCGTAATCAAGTACGATACAGTCACGACAAAACTCTAACCGCTTAATTTGCAGTTCTAATGCTTCATTCATTTCTATTCTTATTTAACGGTTATTATTCTTAAACGTTTGACAAGAGCATTTCCTAGGTGATAAGAATCACCAAAAAGAGTAATACCCTTAAAGGAGCTGTGTCGGATATTCACATTGCCAACTGTTCTTATCAGTCCGTCTGTATGTAAAATAGTGTCTCCGGCTTGAATTGTACTTATATGTACCTCTTCTACCTCATAGTTCATTTTATCTAATTTATATTGAAGATTATTTTTTATCTGCCAAGATCTCGAAACATTTCTTAGGAAGATTCTTTTTGAATTTCTCCCATGCGAGGCGTTTTGCTTCTGTCTCTGAACAGGCTTTTACTTCGTAGTCTATCGACCAACGCATATCTACATTGACCAAATATTCTTTTTTAATTTTATTCATTTCTTATTCTGTTATTAGTCAATTAATTCGGGATTATCATGAATATTTCCAAGTACTTTAATTATTCGTTTTGATGAATTCCACCAACCGGGAGATACTTGATGCCAATAACCTGTGTCCATTTTTTCGTCCAGGTCTTTTATGTTGGCTAAACAAAAACAAGCATAATCATCTATATATCTCACCAATTTGGGGTATTTACCGTTTACGCTGATTATATCCCCTTCATAGATTTCGTTGCCGTTTTTGTCGAATAAGCCTGTGAATTGTCCCACAGTTGTAGTTTCTACCTTACTTCTATTAAACATTTCAGTAGCTTCGCATCCATATTGGGAAAGTTTCTTGCTGAAAATAGCCATTTCACCACTTTCGTACTGAATCAAGTCACCAAATATCCATTCGTTATTATATAAGTTTTTACCTCTGAATTTTATTGTTCTCATATTCATTACTTATTTAATTTGAACTTATTCGTGTAATTCTGTATAGGCTATTCTGACAAAGGCGAAAGAACCGATACATATAATACCCATTATAATAATAGATATTAATTTCATGGGGCTAGATGTCGTTATTGCCCCGTATAGCATACCAATAGCACACAAAGCTAAAATTATGGATAAAACAAACTGGATTAACTTCATTTTAATCCTCCTTTTCTACTTTAAAGCCCTTGTCTTCGAGATAACTAATTATGGTATCTTCGTTTATCTGATTTAGGATTTCTGTTTCATCCATTTCAGAAACCAAACTAGATGTATCGAAATACTCTACGCAATCAGATGCATTCACTAGCGATAATAAACTATCTGCATCTACTTTTGAATAATAATGCGACATAATCGTATAATTTAAAATTTGTGCCCGCCAACCTTTTAGACAGTTGTACCCAGAATCGAGACTGGACGGGCAATATATCGTTGAATTTCTACTGAAAGAAAATTTAAAAGTCATACTTACAACTTGAATCTTTCGTTTAGAACCTTGTGAACGTGTCGGTGGTTACTGCCTGTAGCCGATTAACTTCGCTGTCTGCTATGTGCCCGAAGGCTTACCATTATGCGCACGGACGAAAAATCCGTTATATATTGCGCCCGCCATACCTTCTACGGATTGTACCCGGTATCGAGACCGGACGGGCATTGTATAATCGTGTATTATGCGTATCTGCTTAAGCCTTGAATCAGACAAAGGGCATCATAATCCATATCATTATCTTCACCTGTATCTGGCCCTGAAAGGATGGCTTCATAGGTATCAATTTCTTCTTCGATAACTTCTATGATGTCAGCCTTGCAATCCACATTGTAAACTCTACGGACTGTTTCTTCATCCATATTCTGAATATTATCCAAGTCTTTGTATAAGGCATTCAAGCCTTGTTCTAATTCGTAGTGTGTCATAATCATGCAATTTTTAAAAGGTTAGCTTTCTTATAGCATCTGAACTCACCTACTTCTGTATCGAAATAAGTCTGAACGGTGTCGTTCTTAGCCCTTTTATCAGTACCGGTTACTGTGGGCATGTATTTTTCGCAAAGAGTACCGTATGCTTCACGTACAGAACCATCGATTTTCTGAAAGTAGAACTTTACGATCCGTTTTTTCATTTCAGCTTTCAGCTTCGAATTAGTCCAGGCTGTTTTCAAAGCTTCTGACATTGAAAAACCGTTCTTCTTAACCATTTGCCAAGCAAGGCTCATGACCTCTTTCATCTGATTTTTAAAATTCGTGCTCATAATCGTGTATTTTAATATGTATGTACTATTTTATCCTATCAACCTTTTTTCTATCTTTGTATCGTGATTGAATGATTGATGATGCAAATATACTATCTTATTGCAATATATCGCTAAATATCGCAATAAAATATTGCTATATTGACAATATTTAACATTATGAATAAGATTAATATCGCAAGTTTAAGGAAGTCTCTGAAACTTAGGCAAAAGGATTTTGGTGAAAAAATTGGTATCAAACAAGCCTATTTGTCAGAAATAGAAAGTGGTAAAAAGCCTCTTACAGAGGAGTTATATAATAATATTATAGAAGTATTTGGCATGGATAAAGTTTCTGAATACTTTATCAGTACGAATGATAGCGATATTATCGCAAATAACAATACAAACGAAGCAGTTCCAATAAACCAAAACTACATAATACACGTACCACTAGTGAACCAATACGCACAAGCAGGATATTTATGCGGCTATGAAGATGCTGCATATATGGCAACTTTACCTACTATACCTTTTATAGTAGATCATGAAGCCCAAGGAAATTATGTTGCCTTTGAAGTAAAAGGTGACAGCATGAATGATGGAACAGAAGATAGTTACCTAGAAGGTGATCGACTCCTTTGCCGAGAGATACAATCTCATTTATGGGTAACTTCCAAATTGCACATTAGAAAATGGGATTTTGTCATTGTTCACCAAGAAGGAATACTTGTTAAAAGAATAATAGATCACAATGTAGATAATCATACAATTACAATACATTCTTTGAATGATATGTATCCAAATAAAGTTATTGACCTAGCAGAAGTAAAACAGATTTTTAATGTGATCGAGTTACAAAGACCAAGACGAAGGTAATATTCAATTAATAGTGAACATTAGAAAAACTCTCTATATAAAAACACTCAAAATAAAAAATTACTAGAGATAGAACACTATGGAAAACTTTACAATAAATTCGGTAAAAGATTTCATATCTATATTAGATGAAAGAAATATAAAACCTGATATTGATTTCTTTAGAGGTCATTCCGATATTAATTATAAACTCATACCTTCTATTGGTAGGCTTTTTCCCAAAGATTTAAAAAGGACCAAAGATTTTGAGCAAGACATGATGTCTGAATTTAGAAGAATGCATACTCTTCATGTGGATAAGTGCAATAATGAGTTTGAGTTATTATTCTTAGCTCAACACCATGGATTACCCACGAGATTACTTGATTGGAGCTATAATCCATTAGTTGCTTTATATTTTGCAGTATGCAGTAACTATGATAAAGACGGATGTGTATATCAATATTTCCCCTCAAGAATGATCTTTGTAGATAATAGAAGTCCTTATACTATTGAATCCAATTTTTTAGTTAAACCTATTATAACAAATGAAAGATACAAAAACCAAAATAGTGTATTCATAATATATGCAAACCCGACAGAAGAAGAATCTGATATTTATGCAAAGTATAGAATTCAAGCAGCATATAAGAAACATATTCTTATGAGTTTAAGAAAAATAGGAATAAGCCATAGTTTTATATATCCAACGCTAGAAGGACTTTGCAAAGATATTAAACTAACAAAGTTAAATCTATGGGAAATATAAATTTATAATATTTATATTAGACAACACTCGAACAATAAACAACAAAAAAACTCATAACTATACATATAATCCATTTTTTGCAGAATAATAAAGAAACCAAATGCTCCACATAATAAAATATATTTTACACTTAATAATCGTCATTCTTTTAATAGTTGGATGTAACACTAATAAAAACGATGATGAAATAAACACTTTCGAAATACTTACATTTGATAAGCACGAACTGACAATTAATCCAAGCAGTCCTTATCAAACCATGTTTATAAATGCAACAGGGAAATTCAAGATTAAAGTAGAAGGAATAAAAGATAACGACAGATGGTTATATTACACATTATCGGAAAACGAACTTACGATCAATGCATTACCTAACAATGATGAAGTTGTAAAATCAGCTCTCATCGTTATTTATGATGAAGAGAATGCTATATCTGACACACTAAAGATCACTCAACCTATCTATGAAGAAAGGATTGCTCTTATCAAATTTTACAAAGCTCTCAATGGCGATGAATGGACAAAAAATGAAAACTGGTGCAGCGACAAACCAATAAGTGAATGGTATGGAATTAGAGCAATCAACGATGCATTTGTTAGCAGTATTTGGCTTTCTGGCGACGCTTATATAAAAGGAGAGCTACCGTCATGTATAACATCACTTAAAAACTTAAGAGAATTCTGTTTTGAAGGCACAAGAATGAGTGGAAAATTGCCTAGCAATATTGGCGATCTCACGAAACTTCAACACATAGCAATTAAAAATTGTAACTTTTCAGGAACCATACCTGAATCTTTGAAGAGTTGTAAAGAATTAAAAATTGTCGATCTCTCTCATAATAATTTTTCAGGTGCTATTCCAGAGTTCTTCTTCCAGTTACCTAAATTACATTCTATAGAGTTGAATCACAATAAATTTGAATCATTTAGTATGAATAGCAACCCAATAGAAGGAGATCTAGTTTACATGTCTATAGATAACAACGAAATATCATCTTCTATTCCAGAAAACATATTTAAAATAAAAACTATGCAATTTATATATGCGAATGACAACAAAATTAGTGGAACAATCCCTGAGAACATTGGAGATTCACGAAACCTTATGATATTAAGATTGGAAAATAATAGCATTACAGGAAAACTCCCCGAAAGCATGGTAAATCTACAGTTATTAAATGATTTCAGAATTACTAACAATTATATAGATGTCAATAATACCGACTATTTAAAATCTAACTCCAACTACTCCAACTGGAGATTCGAAAATCAAAACAACAATATAAAACCAAATAATTAAAGTAAAACAATGAAGAATATCTTTTTTTTAATGATGGTTGCACTGGTGATAGCTGGATGTAGCAAAGATAAAACTATAATAGAAAAGGAACCGATTAAATTGAATCAACAAAATATAGTTATAAACTACCAAGAAGATATTAAAGTTCTGTTATCCTCTGGTGATATACGTGATTGCAGCTATAGCATTGAAGACGAATACATCGTACGTGTTTTATTTTTGATGGATGGATTTTATATAACAGGCGATCATGTAGGAGAAACAAATATTTATATTTCAGATGGCAATTCTACGGCTACTCTAAACGTTAAAGTAAAACCAACAAAAACAGCAATCGCTACACCATTTTTAGATTATAATATACCTTCAGGAAAAATTAAAGAATATATGTCTGACAAAAATGTAAAAAAGTCAACAACAAATAAATACGGAGATATATTTTATAAATATGATAACCAGATTGATATATATATACCAGAATATAAATCTATCATGTCATATGTTAGATACACAGATGAATCTATTAATAGCTTAGAGGAGAAGTATAAACTACATTTAAATGAGATATATAATTATTTGAACGAATCATATGAAATCTATGAAAGTTTCACCTCGCATAAGAAAGTGAGATATAAATATTCATACAATCGTCCCAATAAAGATTACGCTGCATTTCTTTTAGAGTATACTGGTGGTTCTTCAAACATTAAATATCCAGAAGTTTACATTATATATTCAAATTCTGAAAAAAATATCCAAAATTTAATTGACGAATTGAAACATGAAGAATGTTACGTATATCCAACAGATCGAAGATTTCAGTTAGATATTTATTAAAATAAAACGTTTTATTAATATTTCAATTCTACCTTAAAAATAGCAATTGTATAGTAGATTGTTTTTTGAAAAGGTTAGAAAAGAGTATTTAATGAATTAGTAATCAGTATAATAATAGAACCGCTACACGGGATTCGTAACGCGTAGGTCGCCAGTTCAAGTCTGGCTAGCGGCTCTCAAACTAGAACGCTGATTATTAATTAATAATCAGCGTTCTAGTTTTTACAGGATTCCCTATTCTTATTTTAAAAGGGAAATCCTGCGTATGTAATAGATGTGAAATATAAAAATGTAATCTATGTTGA